TCAATGAAAAGCCATCAAATATAAGCGAAGCGATCTCAACACATGCTCTGGTTGATAAACAACTAGATAACTTCGGTGAGGCTGACTTCATATCTTTACGAGTGGTTGAAGCTATCTCTGCCACAGCTTGAAGTGATGGCTGGTGTGCTAAAGGATATTTCATCTTCAATAACTCAAACTCTGTAATCTCATCTAACTGGTCCATCTCAATGGTAATGAAACGATCCTGAAGGGCACGGTCCATAATACGAGTGGAAGTATACTCATTACCAATATTCGCAGTCGCTATAAAGGATACACCCGGAGCAACCTTAATAGTCGGAGCACCATCTTTCTCATCTAATCTCAAATAACGTTGGTTCAAATCCAATACAGTCATTAAGATATTCCAAGCCTCTGGATGCGCTCTCGACAACTCATCTAAAAGGATTACTGCATTTTCGGTTTGGATCGCTTTAACGAACAACGACTCCGCAAAATAAGTTCCATCTTCTTTGGAGAAGTGAGTATTACCAATTAAGGTAGCTCGGGGATCTTGCGTGGCACCTAAATTGAAATAAAAGTCTGGACGCTCTAACGCCTTCACTAACTCCTTAGCAGCTATGGTTTTACCAGTACCTGCAGGACCCGTCATCATAATATTTCTTCCACGCATAGCGGAGCGAACTAAATACTTCCACTTTAAATCATTCATAATCAAAGACTGAGGCTTAAGACCCACAGACTTATGTATGAAGTCGGTTACTTCCTTATGACCCGCGTCAGGTTCAACGATTTCAATTACTTCTGGCTCTGGCATTTGCGCCTTAGCAAAACTAAATGAAGGAGCGGATTTTGTATAGCCTGGCACGTGCCATTCGCCATCGGTATATATACACTCGACACCTAATTCAACTGCCTTTCTTCTGATATCTCTATCAATTTGATTTGATACATCGGTACCATCTGCTAATCTAGCTACTAAAAATCTTCCTTCTTGAGTTACAACTGCTTTCATAAAATTTGTCATTTATTATTTATTAATTTCTATACATAAAGATAAGAAAAAGAATCCTTAGATCCTAATCTTTTTTGAAATATTTTTAAGAAAATATTCCATTCCAAACCAACCAAGAAGGTTGTTTTGATAGGCCTGGCTTCGGGGCTATCTTACTATACTCAGAGGCAACTTCCTCAGTATAACAATAATTCCCACATTTTGAAACCTTAACGAGGCGGGATCGATTAGTGGAAGAGTAATTATCACTATATATACGACCAATAGCCGATCTCAACTCATCTATCTTAGATGGAACTTGAGTTTTAGTAATCGCATTCAACTGCTCATTCATTCTGTCAATCTCCGATAATCTAATCATAATATATATTTTTTAATTTCTATACATAAAGATAAGGATAATATCTATACGAACCAAATCATTTGTAAAGTATTTTACGCTCGAGTATATATAGAACTATATATAAGATGCAGTAAAGGTATATGCGAATCCTATATATACGAGCGAAGCGAAGTAAAAGAAATCCGCTATATAAAAAATCGTTTGTGTCGGCAGAAAAATCTATCTGTGCAAACCTATTCTCAATAGCCTTAAAACCATCTACGTGTCACCTATATAGATTACCGTATATGTATGATCTGTCTAATAAGGATCTAGTAATTGCCTTTTCCTATACGAGTCTGATTCTTAATTTGAACAATATTAAATATAGAGTAGATCATACCTATTTCTATTGCTTTTATGATAGTATTTAGTTTTGATGTTATATCTGTATATAGTGTATATGTAGTATCTGTATATATAGTACGAGCATATATACGTTGAGTAGTATATATATTGTTCTATTACAGGCCCTGACTTCGTCAACCCTTTCCCGCGTCATCCTCAGGATTCCTGTTGATTATATTCAGTAGAAGAGCCCAAAGGAATCTTTGAGCTCAACAATGTTATTTATATTTCAGCGTCTTGATCTGCTCTAACTGCATCAACTAAATCAGTAATAGCATCAAATAGTTCTTCCGATCCTGCTCCTGATTCCTCAATTATTTTATCTAAAGCTCTTGCAGCTTCTTTTACATCTGAGTCATAAGCTCTATAATAGTTAGCGAAGTCTACCATAGTGCCTTCCTTTAAAGTATCACATACACATTCTCTTACAAGAGATCTTAATTCTGATTTTTTCATTTTAATTCGTTCTATGGTTACCGTATTTCAAAAAGTCTATTACTTTCTCTAGTAAATCTGTATAATGAGCTCCTTCAGAACCTTTCCATTTTGTCATGTTAACTGCGATATCTTCTAGAGCTTTCATTGCAGACTCATCATTGTGAATATCAATGTCTTCATTTAGCGCTTTTCTAACTTCTTCTCTTATAAGAGCTTTTAATTCTGTATTTTTCATGATAGATTATTTTAAGTCTCCATCTCTTAACATTGCAGATATGTCTCTGAAATATACTAATTCTTCAGGAGTTAATTTAGATTTAATGTATTTACCAATTTTTGTTAATTGGTTCACTCTTCCTTGTTGTGCTTTAAGTCCAGCTTGACTGCTACCTAATTTAGCTGCTGCGCTATATGGAGTTAAGTTTTGATACATATCAGCTAACTGCTTGTCATTTTTAAATTTGGCAATGATAGGAGCTATCGTTTCTTTTCTTTGATTTTTCAATGCTAATTTAGCTTTCTTTTCAGATTTATTAGCTAAATACTCTGCTGCATCCCCAAATACTCTACCTACTAAAGGAGCACTTTGAACCAATGCCCATAAACCCATTAAGCCTACTGCAACGCCCATTGCTACATCAATAACCATTCCCGCGTCTTCATTTACTTCAGAATATCCTGAACCGTATGGAGCTGCTTCTCCAGCTTCTGGGTCATCGGCTTCTGTAATAGCAACTCCTTTTTTCTGAAGTATTTTCTCTATAGTTTGATAAGCTAATTTATAGTCTGATTTTTTAAATTTCATTCCTGGTTTGTAATTAGCATATCCGTCTAACGCTCCGTGATACATCGCTATCAACTCGTCATCTGGAGTAGAGTTTGAAATTGCAAAAGGTCCTATTAATGCTTCATTAATAGATTCTGATTTCAATCCATATTTGTATCCTGTGGAATATTTAGCTAAGTCTGAAGGATCTGTTAATTCAATCTCTTGAGTTCCTTTGATAGCATATACTTTAGCATCGAATTTACCCATACCATCAGAACGTTTTCCTTTTTTAATTTGTTCCAAAGAAGATTTTGCTCTAGCTTTGTTGATGTATGATATATCGTTAGCAGCTTCGTTTATAGATTCTGTCACTGTATCGTTTAATTCATCTTGACTGAATTCAATTGCTAATGAAATATGTCCTTTCTTTGCAATAGAATTGAATGGAGCTAAAAATATCTTATCTCCTTTCACTCCTGGTTTAGCTACTTTCCAAATCTCCCCGTTAGAAAATTTGATTTGATCTCCTATTTTATATGAAGATAACTCGTTAGCTTCTTTTAAAGAAGCTTCGTTGATTTGAAATCCATCAGCTTCAATTGCTTTTTTAGCCTTACGTAATTCAATTGCATCTCCTGCTTTGATTACCATTTCATCATCGAAAGTTCCTTGCTCAGCATAAGCATTTACTCTTGCTTTTTTCAATAAATTTTCAATGTATTCGATATCATCAGGATCTGTATTGTAATCAAAAGTGAAAGTATATTCTTTAGCTTCTTTAATTACAGATTCTTTAAATTGTTTAAGGAATCTAGCTTTAAAACTAACGTTAGCTCCTACCCCTGTACCAGCAATAATATCTCGAACTTCATACTTTTCTTTTGAGTTTGAGTGTTGTCTAACATAAGCAGCTAACTTTTTACCGTCTAATTTATTGTCATCAATGAAATTTTGAGCGGCATCTTGCCCACATTTTGTTATGTTATGAATTGTATAGGCTTCTTGAGATATGTTAGCCTCTTTGATTAAATTGCGAACTTGCTCTCTGACTAGCTCTCTTAATTCCGATTTTTTCATAGTTTTTATTTCTGTATATAAAGATAAGAATTTAATTCCTTTCTACCAAATTATTTAATATAAATATTCAAGTATTTTATTTATAGTTGTTTAATATCGCTAGGATATTGCTTTTTAGCTTTGTAAAACTCCTGCATCCATGGTAGATCTTTCCAATCTCGTACTCCGTCAGGTGTCTCCGCGTCATAGAATTTACCTTTGAACTCTACCCATACATGACCAAGAGTGCCTGACGGACCCTGTTCTTCCGTGTCCCATTGTTTAGAGCCTGGAAGTAATTTAGATAATTTAGATGCATAGATATCACAAAATCCTGAATTACATACTTTACCAGTAAATGTACTCCAATTTTTATGTGCTAACTCAAGAGCCTTTTCTTCAGTGTAAGACAATGCTTCATCATGAGCTGATTCTTTAAGACCAAATTTTCTATTTGGATCATTCCAAAGTGCTTTACCACTAGCAGTTAAAACATCATCAGTTTTAACAAATTTTAATTTCAATTGCTTTTCTGCAAATACATACATAGCAGATCCAATTCCCTGTCTTTGATAGTTAGGATCTACTACAATTGAAGCTCCTTTCAATACAGGTTTAAATTTACTTTTTATAAATTGTAATTCTCCTACATTCTTTCCATTATCAATAGCTATAACTTTATAATTGTCATCTCCTAAATCTTTCAGTGATAGTTTATAGCTTTCTTTTAGTAAATCTTTAAGTTTGATTACTCCGTCTGTCAATACATCATAATGAATATCATGTTCTACAGCGGCTACTTTTAAAGCAAATAAAAGTTTATCGTCTTGAACTCCAGGAAATTGATCTCTAGCAGCTTGATAGAATTTTGTATAATCATCATCGTCTGCTAGCTTTATTAATTTATTTTTATTTTTAGCTACCCAAGCAGAAACTGTAGTTTGAATTTCTCCTACTTCACTATTAGAATCCAAAGATAATTTTGTATTTACAGGTACTTGTTTAGTTAGCCATCCTGCATCTAAAGCTTCACTATTAATTGCAGTGGATAGTATATGTTGTTCAAATTGTGGAAATTCTTTAAAGATTATTTGATATACTTCATTCCATCTATCTTGATCCATAAGTACTTCCAAAGAGTCTTTATTAGCATTGAAATATTTTCTCACTGCTAATCTAGGTTCCATGATATTATTAGCAATGTAATAATTGTCTTTAGACTCTAATTCCTTTAATAAATCTTTAAGTTTAATCATTATTCCAATGTTTGTTATATCGTTCCCACCAAAATGTTAAATCTTGAGTTTCATCATCATAATATTCTCCTATAAAATCAGATTCAAATTTAGAACTACTATTTTCATATAATGCTAACGTATAAATATCTTGAGTTATTCGTAAATTGTTTTTGAAATAATCTATAATAAACTTGTAATTAGAACCTCTGATAACGCCGGCTTCAACTAATAGTATTTTTTTATTATTTAATTTATATCTGTATAAACTCATTAATGATTCTAACTCACGTAAGTAAGTAGAATCCCATACTTCATCTGGATAAGGCACGTCTATACTAAATCCATCACAAATTTCTCCTTTATAACTTAACGAATGTCTTAATATTTGACTAATTATATTAGAATAATCAGCTGATACTGAAATAATTACTGTATTACCAGCATTGAAGTTACTACTTAAAAGCTCATCGCTAAGTCGTAATATTAAATCAGTCTCTGATTTTTGAAATATATCTAAATTTACTCTTGTCATTTTTGTTTGATTAATAGCTCTCCAAGAACTTCTAAACGACCTACCTCTCTTTGAAATTCAATTTGAGTCATGTTTAAAGATATCTTTTTGTAAGTTTCTTCAAATTCTTTTTTTGCTTGCTCTACATCAAACTCTCCTTCAGAAGCTTTCTTATAATAAGGAGCTTTTACTTTAAAATGATGCCAAGTTAGTAAAGCTAATCCGCCTTTTTCTTGAGCAGTGTCTGCAATCTTCTCTGCTCCATTCATACGAGTTTCTGCAAATTCTTCAAATTCCTTTGTTTCTTTTACAGGCTCTGCTTCCGATAATATATTTTTAAGCTTTATCATTTTAAAATTGATTTATATGGAGTTTCATATTTTTGATTATAATCTGCCGTTTTCTTTTTAATTTCATCTTGCCATCCAGCTAACTCTTCGTCAGCACGATACATGTCATTTACATACTTATTGTATCTATTTAATAAGTCTTCACTTGACATACCTATCTTTGCTTCTAAATCCGGATACTCTTTAATGTCTTTAGTTGATTTAATTCCTAGCCTCTTCATAGCACTTGTATTGTCAAAGAATGATTGCTCTGGATTTTTTTCTTTTTTCCTAGCTCTCATTAACTTTTCTAACTTATGTTCAGCATAAACTAAAAACGCTTTAGCAGCTTGCTCGGGTTTTTCTGTTTTATATCCATTCCAATGCATTCGCTTCTCATTAGCATCATCTAAAGACTTATACAACTCTTCATCACTCATACTTTTCAAAGGCTTAGCAGAAGTATCTTCTTTTTTATCTTTTATTTTATCAACCTCTCCTGGAGGCATAAAGTATTGTGCTAATACCTCAGCTTCTTCACCTCGAGTTAATTTCTCACCAGTTTTAATTTGCTTCTCTAGATCAGCGATCCAAATTTGTATATCTTTAATTCTGGTACCCATAGGCTTAGGTTTGTCTGTAAACGCAACATCTACTATATTTTTAGGATATTTTTTGTATAAGTCTTTTTTATCATAAGAGTTGCCGACCCAGTCACCTTTTTCATTCCATATAGGTACAGATAGCCCTTCCGGGTTTTCTTTATCTTTAGCACCCATAGCTAATTGTAGCTTGTGTAAATAATATATTTTGCTACCTTCTGCTTTCATTAATATTAGATTAGCTTCAAGATACTCTTTGTGATTGATAATTATATCTGGAGTTTTTGTTATCTGAGACTTTCCATCGCCAGATTTAATCTTTTCTACATCTACAGTTCCTAAATTTTTAGATAATTTTTTCTTTACATTCATAAGACCTGTCCATGCTTTTTCATACTCACGCTCAACATTATCTACTTGTTTAGCTAGGCCTGGAACTTTATCTGGGTCGTACCAAGACACATCTTTACTAAAAAGCACTTCTCCTTTTTTATTTGGTTTGTATGCGGCTCCTGTCTTAAATCCATTAAGTAAGGAGGTGCCTAAAGGAGTTCCTGCATTTCTTAATACCGCATTTACTAATCCATAAGTTCTTACACTTTTAAATAAATCAGTTAATGCGTTTTCATTTAATGCAGAATCGTCTAATTTATATACTTCTAAAAGTAAATTTTTAAGTTTTATCATTCTCCTTGTCCTTTTTTAATTAAGAAATACCATAACCAAATTAATTTTGGTCTTATAAATTCATATGCCATCCAAAGTAAAAAATATACCATTACAATTCAATTTTAAGATGTTTAGCTAGAGCTTGCCATTCAGGTCCTAACTCTCCCGCGTCTTTAACGTTATCAAATAAATCATCTAAAAACTTCAATGTAGTTTTAGGAGATTTATATTTTGTTCCTATTAATAAAACTTCTCCTTCATTACCGTGTATGTTAAATATTTTAGAAAATTTAGGATTAAATAAAGCGTTAGGCTCTGAAATGTATACAGAGGTAACTACAGGCACTAAATTCTTTTGACGGTAGTATGCTGGAAAATCTATGTATTGCTCATAAGCAAAGTCAATAGCAGTGTCTTCAAATACTGAAAATGAAGAAAACCCTCTGTCTCCTTTAGCAGACATCATTACAGGACCTTTACATTCACATGAAGTTCCATTATATGAATTTTGAAATGTATCCCAATTGTATTTCAAGATCTCTGATATTGGCATTGAAGTGCCTCGATATACATAAGAATTATCTTCATCTTCAGCAGGGTCAAGTATACCCGGAAATTTAGATTTAACGGCTAAAAGAGCTTTCAATCCTGAAACTTGCACTGTATTCTCTTCATTTTCGAAATACTTACTTAAATCTTTCAAGAGTTTCTGCTCATCTTTGGTATTAGGTTCTGTGACATATTTGTATTTGTCAATTAATCTTTCCAAAGACATTTTCTCCATCATACCTAATTGTACTGCGTCTGGGTCTGTAAATGGAAATTTGCCGAAGTCTAACTCGTTTAATAAATCTTTTAATTTAATCATCTTATTTTATTTTAGCGACAATCCAGCCATTTGAATCGGTAATAAATTTAGCTCCTGAAAAGTTATGTGTAATGAACTTTCTATACAACATATCTCTTTGGTTTTTAGAAGAACCTTGATCAGGCTTCTTTGACGGAGTGTATATTAAATATTCAACATCCGAGAATATACGCTTTTTAAGATATTTTTTTATTATATCAGACACTGTAGACATAACTTTGAAGATATCTCCTTCATTAGTAGTTATTTTAGAAGAATATCCGTCTTTTCCTTTTTGCTTTGCTAAAAATTCAATTCCCATAGCAGCTACATTCATATCTTCATCGTCTGGGTCTGGATATTCCATGGATTCTAAATCTACTTCATATTCAGTACCTTTATCTGTAGTAAATCGAATGTATACAAATCTACCTTCTTGATCAACTTCTTCAAATTTATAAGGTTTAACAGAACCTTCTCCCACTTCTGTTACTATTTCTTCATCTACTGGAACGCAATTAGGCACTTGTCTTTTACCTTTCTTTTTCATTCCAATTTGTTTATATCCTTTCCAACAAGCTTCAGAAAGTAAGTCTTTAAGTTTTATCATACTTTATATATTTTTACGATTTTAGAAGCTGGCACTCTTCCTTTAATAGCAAATTGCGAAGTCATTCTAATTGATTGAATAGCTGATGTGTTATCTAACTTACCATGTTGCATTACAGCTAACATTTGAATCATACTCATATTAGATTGAAAGTCATCGTCTGCAGTTGTTATTGACATTGGCCAATTGTTTATTTCAATTACAATAGGCTTTGCTTTTATTCCCATTCTATCATATAATCCAACAGCATGCTCCGCATAATACTTAGCACGATCAAAATCAATTGACCAATATGTTTTATCTTTTGAATCTTCTCCATAGAATTGATCCCATTTTAGAATTTCTTGATCTGTTTTAGACGGAGGAGCAATACCTATCTTTTGAATAGACGCTAATTCTTTATCAGTGGTTCCGTGAAATGCTTTTGGTATTGTGTTTGAAAATGTAGCATTGTATTTTAAAAACTCTGCAATTTTCAATGAACCAATATTCTTTTTTACATCAGACATTGGAATATCAATCTTCCAGGTCATATCAATTAATTTAGCTTTAAGCATATCTTTAACAGCTTGTTGCATTTTCAAAATGTCTTTGAAGCTAGACCAATCGTCATAGTCTTGCAGCTTAACTATTTTCTTAGAAGGCTCAACCATCATCGGAAACATCTTACCTAAAGACATAGGAGGCATAGCACCCGGAGACATAGCAACTAAATCTCCATTGTTCCATATTATGGAATATGGTTTAGTAGTATCAACCTTATCTATGTTTTGTATAGACTTTAATTCTGTTAATATATCTTTAAGTTTAATCATTTTTGTATTCGTTTGTGATTTTCAATGCACACTGAACTAAATCTTTTTGTGTTTTATTTAATTCTGTCGTTGTAGTCGATTTAACAATTAATACTTTAGGTTCTGGTTCTTCAATTACACTTTTAGCTAATGCAACTTCTCCCGTTCCTCCCATTCCAGCATCATTTACTACAACTTGATTTTGTTGTTTAACTGGTATTTGCTCTACTCGAGTTGCCACGATTGCTTTTTGTTGAGAAAATGCAACTAAAATAGAATCTAATCTTCTGATAGCTTCTGTTTTCGAAGTATTATCTTGAATTATTTTATTATTAGTTTCCATTAATTTAGTATGATTATCAACTAAACTTTCATACTGAGTTGAAATTCCTTTACAATCATCAGTTTTTAAGTATATAGTAGCTAATGGAGTGATTGATGATAACAAGACTACTATCAAAAAGGCTTTGAACCTTTCTGCAGGTCTTAAATTCTTTAAGGAGTCTAATAATGACATATTTTCTTTATAATAATTATCAATTCATAAGAAATACTTATATTTAGACAAATAAAGAAATTATGAGTTATACTAAACGTTATTTAGAATCTATAGGATTCTTTGAAGAAGAAAATGCAAATCAATTTTGGGATGAATATTTCCAATATGAAGAGTTTCTACTTACTCAGAAGAAGGAGGAACAAGCTTGTCTCGATAATAGCGAGGTCCAGTCTTTATAATTTGTTCTTTTAAAGACTTTCTATCTCCACGCACAGGAACAGGTTCTCCTGTGCTTTCATCTATGTAATATTGTCTTTCCTTTCCACCGAAAGGATTTCCTACATTAAGAAAGTAGCAATTAAAGCAAAGCAGCTGTATATTAGCCAAAGCGTAGTTTGCTTTGTTTCCGTCTATCCAATGCATTTTCAACGGCATATCATAGTCGTGTTCCCTTCGTTCTTGAAACCCACAGCACGAACACCTTTCTTCTATATGACCTTCTTTGATTAAACGCTCCTTAAATCTATTCAAAGAGTATTTAGGATGTTTATTATCAAACACTTCTTGAATTGGCGTAGGTTGAAATGCCCAAGGAGCAGAGGCTTTTCTTCTATATCTTGTTTGTGGAAGTACTAATCTTTTTGCAAACCCAGTTTCTTTATGTAGTGTAAACAAAGTCTTTCCTGTAGGTTCATCAATATACATAGATGCATATTTCTTCCATGTAGAAAATGAAATGTGAAGCCATTTAGCAGCCTCTGAATTAGAAGAGGTATTATCCATAGCATACCTAATCTGACTTTCCAATATTTGTAGTCCTTTGTATTCTCCAAATTTGCCCATGTAAACTTTATTTAATAATAAATATCAAGTACGGATAAATCAGTAGAAAAGCTAGACTAATGTCTAGCTTTCTTTATATTATGTATAAGCTTCGATATCGTATTGAATTCTTTCCAATGGAGTTTCGCCATTTACTGCATTTCTTTTTACCCAATCAATTAAGCCTGGTTCATGTTTAGCATTTTGTGCCATATCGTAAGCATTTTCTGCACCGCCATCTCCAGCCATTGATTTAATCCATTTGTCATATTCTCTTTGGTTCCATGTCTTACGACTAACTGCTTTTTTATGAGGCCCATCTCCCATTGTAGAAAATGCTGCCATTGAAGAACCTGGAATAAATACATCAGTAGACCCAGCTGGACCTGATTTACCATTGTCATATTTAATTTGCTTTCTAAATTTTGCTAAAGCATAATTTGCAGACTCTATTTGTTTAGAAGGAAACATCTCTCCGGTTGATTTACCATAAGCTTTTTTAAGAGTTTCTGCTTTAACTGGATCGGTTTCAAAGTGAATATCTTTAATATCAACTACGCCGAAAGCTTCATTGATTGATTCTGCAAGTACTTGCGTTACCTGTTCCTTTATTAATTGTCTTAATTCTGATACTTTCATAATTTATTTTTTATTAACTCGCCATTCATAAACGAATAATATACCTCCCAAAACGAATATACCTATTTGAAGGTATGTTATCGGAACTGTTGGATCTTCCACTTATATCAAGATAGTAATTTAGTTAGAACATCAGTGAACAAATCCGGGTTTAATCTGTATATTCTTCCTGCAGCGTCATGACCTGATTCAAAATAAAAAGCTTTGCCTAGAGCACCTAGCTTTTTCTTAAGTAAATCATTAATAGCATCTACCTGAGTATTTACAGGAATATCTAAAGTTTTAGAATCAGGCAAAAATGACAATGCCAATCCTTTTCTATCCGTAATTACACGCACAGAATATTGCCCATTCCCAATTTGCATTTTATTTTCAGTCAAGGCATTTTTAATTTCCTGTCTGATGATATACTTAAGATGATCGTTTATGAGTCTTTTCATTAGTTATGATTACCAGCCGTAATCTAATTTATTGATTTTGATACATTGCGTTTTAATTTCCAACGCAGCTTCTTTTAATCTAGTTTCTGCATAGCTAGAACGATAATTAGGATCGCCAGCTGCAGATTTTTCTAACTCTATTTTAGAAGATGAATATGTAGCAAATTGTTGAAGTAATCTATTCAATGCATTAGACGCATCTGATGCAGTTACATCTCTACCTTTTGGACTTTTACCAATAAGAACATCTCCATATTGAGATAATGATTTACCAGCAACGGCTGCGGATATTTGTTTAGTTACTTGATTAATAGCTTCTAACACCATTCTGTCTACATCTCCTTTAGCTGCTCTACCTTGCAAAGCTTCTTTATATCTAGCTAAATTTTCTCTTTTGAATTGTTCATCTGATTTAAATGCTATAGCTCCTCTTTTAGCCATTGCTCTTTGTGATGCTAAAGATGAAGTACTTAATCCTTTATCTTTTAACATTTCTAAATCAATTACATAAGCAGTGTCAGCTACTTCAGCTACGCGTTTAACATTATATAATCCTGTCGATCCATATCCTGATCCTGTTTTTTGAACACCAATAGAGTCTCCTCCTGCGCCAGTACTCATAGTTCGCTTACCTTTATCGTCTCCGTATCTAATGTAATTTACATCAAAGAATTTATTATCGCCTGAAGCAAGTCCTAACACAGTACCTGGTTCAATTTTTTGATAATAAGCATCTTTTGCATAGCTGTTAGTAGTTCCTTTTTCTGAAACGTAAAATACGACTACTTTTCTACCTGCTTTTTTAAGTTCTTTGTAAGCAGAAGTTGGGTCCATTTTAGTAATAGCTGCGTCTGTTACTTTATCTAAAGCAATTTGAGCCATTTTTTGGAAAGCTGGAGCGATAGTCGCTCTATAAGTTTTTTGAGCTAAAAGTCTTCTTAAGATAGGAGACGCAAACGCTTCATTGATAGGAGCTTTGGCTGCCAAAGACTTCTTAACTTCTTCACGAATTAAGTTTCGTAAAATATTAAGTTGAGTTGATTTCATACGATATGATTAGATTATTATTTTTAAATAAATATCGTATTTTAAATAAATCACATTAATTTAATAAAGTTACTGTGTTTGTTTCCTTATCCCAATCAAATGTCTTTGGCTTTTGCTCATACTCATATCTTTCATCTAACACTGAAGCATTGAAATAGTGAGTTCCTTCATTAAATGTGTATCCATATCCTGTATGAATATGACCGCAGGTATGAATAGAAGGTTTGATTAAGTCTAATCGCTCTCTTAATAACTCACAACCTAAATTGTCATATTGGCGTCCTGCCACTGTATCTACCATACCGTATGCCGGTCCATGAGTAACAACTATATCAGTATCTTCTGGAATTGCTTCCCACTTTGCAGCTAAACCTATAGAGTTTCTTTGAAGATTGAAAGCCCAATCATAAAACCAAGGTTGCCAAGGAGACCCGTAAATTTTACATTTTTCATTATCATCTCCTACTTCAACCCAAGAGTCTTGAAGATATGTAATGTTTTTATATGAATTTACTATTTCCATAGCACCGTGATAATCGTCTTGAAACATTCTATCATGATTTCCAGCAATAAATACTTTGTGAGTGTATCGATCTAACGAGTCAAACCATTTACAAAATGATTTGATATCTTCTATATTGCGTCCTGAGTTCATAAGGTCACCTGAATGAATAAGCAAATCTCCTCCCGGAAGGTCATTTGTTATTTCATGATGTCTTGTATGAGTATCAGATATTAATGTTATTTTCATTATTTTATGTATTGTCGTTTAAATCTAGTTTGTCTTTTATTTAAGACAATAATGTATTTGGTACCTGCTTTAGTTTTATAAACTTGATATCTCATCTCTTTAGTATAGTACCACTCTTTGGTATAACTATGTTCTTTAATTCTTTGTTCTACTGAACAAGACAATAAGAATAAAGATATGAATAAAATTAATAACTGTTTCATTATAAATTTAATGCTAAATTATAACGTTTCATATCTTTCTTCTAGCTTTTTAATTAATGTTTTAATTGCTTTAAATTGCCCATAGGTAACAGACATAACACTGTCGACAGTACTGCTTACATTGATATCAAATCCTTCACCATTATTCCATTCAGTGACTTCGACAAAGTCATGTTCTTTGGCTAAATGACAGAACTGCTTTAATTCTGCAAAAGCAGCTTTTCTGTCATATAAATCAATATTTTTCTTTTTATCTTTTTTCATCTAAAATACTAATGAAAAATTAAATTTTTGCTCTCTCAATCTAAATTCTAATCCTGAAGGATCTTTAATTAAGATTATATTACCATTCTTTACAACTTTACAATCAGCAACAGCTAATCTCACAGACCAAGTTCTGCTTGGATTATATTCTTCAACTTCATCTCCCATTTCATATGCTAAAGGATCTTCTTCATAAGAAGGTGATATTAACTTACCAGTTTTATTGTCAGGTAAATACTCCAAAGACTTTCTTTCAACTTCTAAATATTCCAATCCTGGGAAGAAGTTAGAAGAATAGCAAGGATATTCTTTTCCGCCAAAGATTTCATAAACTTCATAAGTTTTGTTATGAGGCTTTAAATTTAAGTGACTACCACATTCCAAAGCATCTTCATTGAACAAATTCATTTCCTTGATTAAATTAACAAGTAAATCGAATGTTCTTAAATTGACTTTTTCAAAGAAGGTATGAATTGATTGAGCGTGATTTTTATTAACCAACATATCATCAATAACTGAATTGATAGTATCAACGTCTAAATCATAATACGTTTTACAGTATTTAATTCTATTCAATCTATTAACCAAATAGTCATTAAGTCTATCTTCATTAACAGTTAAAAGGAAAATCAACTTGGTAGAGTAATTACCATCCATGATAGAAAGCAACTCTTGTTGATGTTCTTGTTTAGAATACATTTTTTCAAACTCATCTAAAAAGATAATACATTCTCCTAATTTAGGCGAAGTAATAAAGTCTATGAAATCACTTCCTTGAAATACTTCATTAATGATAATTACTGGTAATCCAGATTCCACACAAAACTTCTGCGCAGTGATTGTCTTTCCAGAACCTTTCACTCCTGCTAAAAGAATACCTAAATTCTTTGAAGAGTTTGTTTTCCAAGATGTCATCCATCTTTTGATAATAGATTGGTCTCCATAAATTTTCTTAGGAAGAACAAATGCATCTTTCTTTTCTAAAAAGAATCCTTCTCTAGGATCAAATTTTAAAAGATAATTACCTTTTGGCAAGGTCGTAAAAGTGTCTGTGATGTTGGCAAATGAATACTTTGTGCCTGATTGAATTACGCTCATTATTTGTTAATTTTTAATTGGATATAAATATAAGATTTTCTTTTGGTAGAACCTAAATTAATTCGAATTTAGTTAGAGTGTCTCGTCTTTCTTCTTTGTTAATTCCTATTAAATAGTTCTTAACGTTTTTAACAATCAATTTGCTATAGAAAGTACCTATGTAACTTAATGTTACCTTTTTCTTGCAAGAAACTATATCCTTTGATTTAATCTTGTCGTTTTTTATTTCACTTATCGCTGATAAGATTTGGTTTTTGTAACCTGAATGACAATCAACTAAATTAATAGTTTTAGTAGATAAAATTCCATTCACGACAATTCTAATTTGATGAGGCTTTTTGCCTTTAAGATATTCTATTACATACTCATCGTATCCAAGGTGTTTAAAACCTTCATCTGTCTTTTCGTATTTTGCAACTTTGAATTGATTTTTCATTATTTCTTTAATGCTATAATATGTTTACAATCTCCTCGCTTAAATGCTTTGGCAGGACAACTACAAGTCCAATCTCCATCAGGATATCTATTTACTGAATAAACAACTCCAGGCTTCGAGCCAGGTACTTTCCATTCTGTCTGCTCTACAATAGCTTTTTTAGTTTCAACTTCTATAGGTTCAATATATGCAAATTGAACATCTTCAATTTTAGTTCCGTCTGGAACCAAATGCCAACCTGGGCAGACATAAGTCCCTGTCAATGTTTTAGCAATACCAAAACGAGTACCATAAGCTGTCTTTGTGAAAGGAATCGTTACCATATTAAAATAATTGTTTAATAAGAGTTTCATGAACAAATTCTCCATCTTGGCTCAATTCATCTAACTCTAACTCTGTCAATGCTACTCCGTCATAATCTGCAGCTACAATATAAGCATCACAAAAATCAGGATAATCTTCAAAATCTATCCCTCCTATTACTACATTTTCTAATTTTGAATAATCAATTTTACTACCGTCAAATTCCATAATTTCTATTTTTTTAATTTCTATACATAAAGATAAGGATAATTCTTCTACAATCCTAATCATTTCAGTGAATTTTAAAATCGATTTTTCAATGATACTCTTTTAGTCGAGTTCACATGGTTTATAGCATATTGTAAAGCTTCTTCAGGTGTCATTCCATTTTTTTCTGCATCTAATGCAATCATTGCAATAACATAACGATCATTCTTTGAAAATCTTTTCATAATTTGTTTATTTTTAAATTTCTATACATAAAGATAAGACAAAAAACAATAAGATCCTAATAAACAGTAGAAAATCTGAGCAAGGTAGCGACACTTTACTCAGACTATCCTGACACCTGCCCGATGAAAAGCTGGCAACAATACCGGTCCTAAGCCGTTATACTAATTTAACTGTTCTCTTTGTAATATTAACTCCGTGAGCTGCAGCCTCTTGTCTTTGAGCTTGCTGCAATAATTTAATTGCTGCCGACAAGGTTTTCAATGTAGGCTCTTGCATATATTTGGCATTAGCTTCAATACCTGAATAAAAGCTTTCAAAGATATCATTGAAATCATTGATAGTCATCATACCGTCAGCTTCTTGAAGTTTAGCTTGTTTTGCTTGATATGCTTTTTGAACATCTTCTAATGTAGGAAGAGCTTTACCAAAAGGTCTTTCATTACGATCCCACGCATATCCTTCAAGTAATGATTTTAATGTAGTCTTTGCCATTGTATTTTATTTTAATATAAATATGTATTACTTAAATAAAACTGATATTGGCACATTGTGCCTTTTACTAGGTTCAAACTTAAATTGTAATAACAAATCTCCATTATGATTTACAGTAGCAAAGTCTGAGTAATCATTATTAACCAATCTTTTAGTGACGAAATAACGCAGTTCATTTAAGTCATAGTAGATGTATTGCTTCATGTAAGCATTGGTATGATAAATCCTATCAGCTTTTGATGTAAAGAACCAACCTGCCTTTCCATTAGCTTCTAATTCTATTTTAAATGCGTAGAACTCTGGGGTGATGTAGAGGTTGTTTTTGACGTCTAAAGTAAATTCTCTTCGCCATCCATCTTTGGAAATTCCAAAATCAATTCCTTGAGTTTGTTGAACCATATCTAATCTATAATCAGATACTTTATATTGCTTTTTAAGAGTTTCTAACATGAAGATCTCGCCTGCTTCTCCTTTAGCTCCTACAGCTCCAAAACGATTTGTTAACTGTCCCATATCTATTTTACTGCCATTCTTATCATTGCAACTCTACTTGCTTCAGGCATATATGCTTCTGGTTCAGATAAAACTTTCTCAAGCTTATCTCGAAGAGACTGTCTCATTATTTCATCTTGATTTTCTTTGCTGTCGATATCTTGTGGAAATGCAGGATTGAAAGTAAGAGTAATTGTTCTAGAAGGCTCGAAATTTTCAGGATTGTATACTAAAGGTCCAAATGTACATCCATCCTTTACTGGCTTATAAATTACTGCAGGATCGTACATTTTTGGCGAGAACATGATTTGATAAACATAAGCAGTTTTTCCATCATACGTTGTATAGTCAGAATCTGCTAACCTTTGTGTTTGAGCTACAAGAGCCTTTCCATACTCACTTGCTCCACCGACATAAGTTATCCATTTCACTTCTTTGAAAAGGAAATGTTCTTTTAAAATTTCTTCTGCTAGCTGTCTTTGTATTTTAGACATTTCTGCAATATTGCAACCTCCAGCAACAGCAGTAGATGAATATGTAGCAAAATGAAGTCTGTCGTCTGTGATAGGACCTAGAAGGTCAATAAATTTTTGTGTAATTTGATTTGTCATAACTATTTTAAATTTTTATTAATATATTCATCCCATTCTTTATTCAATTCGTCTAGCTTATCTGCTATAAGTCTTAAAGCATACGAACTCCAATATCCCGCGCTTGAAGGATAAAATCCATAATATCCATCATTTTCAAGTGCAAAGACACCAATTTCTTTTTTATTAAAGTACACTGTATGTACTCCGTCTATAACGTAATTTGTTTCTATCATTTCCAAAATACTTGCACTAACATTATACAAAAAGCTAAACCTAAACAAACAAGAGTTTTCATTGTAAGTGGCTCTCGAAACCAACTCCAAGACATTACTGTAAATACAATTGCACCAATTGCAAATCCTAATAATCTAGAAGGCCACTTCTCTCCATCATAAGCTATAACTAAATGTTGTACTGAATAAATGTATAAAAGAGATATAGGAATTCCACCCACACAAGCTACTAGGAGAGGGTGTTGTTTAAACCATTCCCAACGGAATTGACCTTGAAGTTGTACAAAAGTGAGAGCTTGCGCGATAGCAGCGAATAATAATCCTTTAATAAAATGCATACTTTACTTATTTAAAGTAAATATATGAATTTCTTTTGTAGAAAATATTATTTTCTATCGCCCTTGTTAGGATTACTTCCTTCCTTCGTACCAAAATAGTATGAGAAAATCATAAGTACTAGAGTTTTGATCAAATCAAATAACTGATTGCTTAGTTCATCACTTAATAATTTAACTTGCCATGCAATTACTTTATCAACTATGAATAGCGCAACTAATGCCGTAAACACCATTAAAATGAATCTTACTAAAATCTCTTGCGTATTATCAGCAATTAGTTTATTAACGAAATAAATTGAGCCTAGAATTACTCCTAGGCCCATTGTTATTCCAATAATCATCATTATTCCTCCTGATGCAAACATATTTGTTTTTATATTATTATTTACCTTCTTGCGTAGCGTACTTTATTCCCATAATCGTACCTACTATTGAAAAAGCGTTGGTTAATAGTACACTAAACATATTTGACCAAGTTGAGCCAATAATTTGAGTGTCCTTACCAGTAAGCATCGCTAACCAATATAATATAGTTGTTACAACACCTACTCCAACTATAACTGCTAAAGCACATTTAACAATTACTTTTATTAACTCATTTTGACTCTTTTTTAGTACTACATCTAAATCATTTATAGCAGCATCCTTTTCTATCTCTATTGCAGCTTTAAGTTTTTGAGAGTTTTCTAATTCAATTGTTAAATTCTCTGTAAGCTCGTCAATCTTCTTCTTATCCTTCACAGCTTCTGTAACATCAGTTGCTATCTTAACTACATCAGTAATATTACCTTTGCTATCAAATACAGGATTATATGTTGCTTGTAAATAAACAATAGAACCATCTACTTTTCTTCTTTCGAATATTCCATCAAAGTATTTACCACTTTTTAAATTCTCCCAAAATTTAGCATATTCGTCAGATTTTGAATATTCATAGCTTACAAAAATACTATGATGCTTTCCAATGACTTTGTCTTTTTCATTGGATTTGTACCCCATAGTTTTTAAAAATATAGAATTTGCATTTGTTATGAATCCATCAGTGTTGAAACTAATTAAGGCAGTACTTCTATTGATTGCATCTATTTGTTTCTTGCTATCGACAATTGGCGTAATGTCGGTAGCAATTTTCATTATTTTAGTAATTTTACCATCCTCATTAAAAATAGGATTGTAAGTTGCTTGAAGATTGATAAGACTTCCGTCTTTTTTTCTTCTTTCAAATTCTCCTTGATAATGCTTACCGCTTCTTAATATATCCCAAAATTTTTCATATTCAAGAGATCTTGCATATTCTTCACATACAAAAGTACTATGATGTTTACCAATAAGTTCTTCATGGTTCCCCACTCCATAGCCCATCGCTTCCAAGAAAATGTCATTAACACCTAATATGATTCCTTTAAGGTCAAAGTAAATAATAGCATTACTCCTATTAATTGCTTCGAGTCTACTTAATAACTCTTCTTTCGATAAGTTTTTCATTTTACTCGTTGTTAGACTTGTTTCCTCCTCTAAAACCTGCAAATTTTTCGATAACGTCTGGAAGGAATGAACCTAAAGTAATGTACATAAATGAATCAAAGATGTATTCATTTAATTTTAGCTCTTTACCTAAATAACCTGTAACAAGATCTACTATGATAGCTAATACCATCACTGCAAAAGATAGAAATCCAATTACAGTTTTTTCATTGTAGTCATTTGATTTTTTAAAAATTTGGAAGAATCCCATAATATATAATTGTTTAAAGTTAAACTAAATTTAGAAACTTATTACAAAACAATTACATCGACTTTAAAATAAATATAAATATCTAGCAAAAACCAGTACCTTTCAATCATGAAAATACCCCGATTAACGGGGTACTTTAAAATAATTTAGTATTTTTTTCTTAACACTTCAATTACATCCCAAGCGTCTTCTAAAGCATTATGAGTTACGAGTCCCTTAATACCCGCTCTCTCTTTGCACAAATTCAAATTTGGAAGAGCATTATCTTCTTTCCAATCTACAAATAGAATTGCAGGGTCTAGAATTCTTTGAGAGATTCGAATACATTGCTTCCATCTAGGAAGTCTTTCTAGAAAGAGTTTATCAAAGGTTCCAAAGTTTTTTCCTGCACAATTAATTGTAACTGCCTTTCCATTGTTTGGAATTTCTGGAGACTCTGCTATTCCATTTTCATAAAGGAATCTGTAAAATGCTTGCACTACAGTCTCTGGATACCAAAAAGTCATTCCGGTGCTAGCTTCTAATTCTGCTCGAGTAGTTTCTGTCTTTGGTTCCATATAAGATCCAATAGAAACAATTAAGTCTGCATTCATTGTAATTGCTCTAGGAGATCCATTTAATTCATGGCGCAATATAGCAGCGTGAAATTTAGGACATTCTTCATAAGGCAATGGATTGGCAGAATCTTCAATGATAGCTCCTATAGAAAGAACATCACATCTTTCAGGATCTAATCCTGTTGTTTCAATGTCAATTGAAATGTATTTCATAATTTTTAAATGTTAGAAACCTGGGACGAACCCAGGCTTCAATTAATATTGATTATTTCAAACCATACATTACATTTGTACCTGAACCTAATACTGTCGTTGGTACATCACCTTTCCAAGCTTCAATCCATTGTTGCTGGATTAATAATGGTGTCAATGTAGCTTGCTTTAATTTATTAGCCTCTGCTTCTGCTCTTGCACGAGTAAGTGTTGATTGAGCGTCTCCTTCTGCTGTCGCTACTTTAATTTTAGCCTCTGCTTCTGCTTGCTTAACTCTATTCTCAGCCATTAATGCTTTCTGCACTGCATTATTTTTAGCATTGATAGCATTTTTAAATGATGCTGGATATTCTAAATTTGTCGTAAATTGATCTAATACAAATCCTTCTGGTTCTAATTGTTTTCTTAATGTAGCTTTTACTTTAGTATCAAACGCTTCTCTACTTGAGATTAATTGATCAGCGGTATATCCGTTTGTTACAATTCTAAATGCTTCCGTTACAGCTGTCTTTAAAAATCCATTTTCGATTCCGTCTAAATCTTTTCTATATTTTGCAAAGATTTGAGTTGCTTTGTCTGGATTAATTCTATAATTCACAATAGGCGATACGTGAAATTCTGAACCGTCTTTTGAATTTACTACAAACGAACCTTCTTCTGTATATTCTTTATGACGAATATTGATTGGGAATTCATAGATGTTTGTTGTGATTGGATTATAAAAGACTGTACCTGTACATTCAGTTACTCCACTTACTCCTCTACCCGTACCAAATTTATTTACTTTGATACCAATGTTACCTGAGTCAATGTTCTCGCACGACATTGTCAATGCAAATAATGCTAAAACTACTCCTAATACTACTAAAATTCTTTTCATGACTTGTTGTTTAAATTTAAAATTAATTGTTTATTTTTTCTTTTTTATTCTCTGGCTTAATCATCTTTATTACATATAATAATAAAAATGCAAATGATACTCCCATTGCTGCAAGTATTACTACTCCTAAATTAAATAGGTAGCTGTCTGGTCTATTCATTAGATATAAACCTAAATCTACTAACTGAACCAATCCTAATCCTAGGAAGAGCACTACTAAAACTTTAATGACTGTTTTCATTATTTTAAAATTTGAATTTGTCTTAAATACTCAGTTACTCCGCCTGGCGATAGATACCCTACTACATCATTTGTTACTTCTGTGGAGTAACAAAGTCTACCATCTTTATCAAGTACTGCAAGTTCATACTTGCCTTGACTACCTCCATATGTATAAGGAGTCTTTACTACGGAAGCTCCATATCCATTAGGAAATTGGATTCTTGCCTGAACCCCATTACCATTTGGGTGAGGTCCGAATTCTAAATCTGCAAACGTTTTCATTTTTATTTATTTATTAATTATTCCCATGAAGGTTGTATACCTAGAGCTGCCTGCTCCTCTGTTCTTTTTGCCATTATAGACTTACCAATTTCAGTATAGGTTGGATAACCCCAAAACATTTTCAATTGGTCATTCCAAGTAACATTTCCAATAAAGGAATTGTCACTACCATAAAGGTTAACGTGTTGGTCTGGAAACATAATTCGAATTGACTCGGCAACTGCTTCAGCTTCTCTTATTGATATATTCTCTAACACAAGCGTCGATGTTCTAGCCTCTATTAAGCTATCCCAAATATTTGGGTTTTCATAAGTGTCATCGGTACTGGTTATCTCTGAATAACGATGTCTAGCATCTTGATACTGTGCTGGGCTAGGACTTAAAACAATCTTAACTTCTGATACTCTTTTAGTAAATGGTTTCATATTCTTATTTTTTAATTTCTATATATAAAGATAAGAATAATTTTCCTTACGTCCTAATCTTTTTCAATGTTTTTTTTGTGCTCCGAAATAAATTTTTTAAGATTTTCTTTTTTCTCTTCGTTGAAGACATCTTCAAATTTAATTTCAGAACCTTTTTCATCTAAAGGATCTTCTCCAAATAAATCTTCTCCTTTATAATCAGGATGATTTTCTTTCATGTAATCTATACCATTTACCCACAATGCAACTGTAATAATAAATGCAACAGCTACTATACAACATACTATTACTACCATATCTTTATCTTATCCAATAATACACTAAATTAGCGTTTCCATTAACTTTTAAACAATTGATATTATCAATTACATTGTCCTTGAATTCAAGGATATTCATTTTCTCTAAAGATTTAAATACTGGAGGGTTGAAAGGAGCTTTTGCATATATGTACTCTTTATATTTTTTACCATTTTTATATTGGGTAGATATAAATTCCTCATCAGGTGACTCTGCAAATTTGTATGTAGCAATTACATTTAAATCTTTATCATATCTATACTCCCATGGATGAGCGTCAGCTGACGTTTTAATATCATAATGAGAATACACAGAATCAAATACATACTTTCCTTTAACTACATTGAATTTAATTAAGTTATGCTCTCCATATTTACTAGGCGCCTCAATATATACTGCATCAAGCTTACCATTATCAAATCTAACTAATCCGGCAGTAGAATATTCAGGATTCCAATATTCAATTACTTTTTTTGGAATTAGTGTTACTAACTGATTTATAAAACTATTAGTAAAGTTTATGTCGTTATTGATTATTTCCATATTAGTCCCACCACCCTTCGATGTTTTCTTCCATTATTTTAAATAGCAATTTTCTTGCTCGATCGTGATTTATATGTGCAATATTCATTGCTATCCTTTGCTTAAAATTAGTGTCTGTATTTCCCGACAAAGTAAATGGGCCTTTATTATCAACCATTACTTGTTTATAAATTAATGGATATTTTTTAAAATAGTCTTCATAAGATTCCCAAACGTTTTCTGATTTCCATTCAAAATATCCTTCTTTATCTTTACAAGGTTCAAACCATTGTTTATCTTTTGCATAATCCATATACTCCATTTGATAGAAGTCATCTTGAATCTTTTCAATTAACTTAACACAAATTCTCATTCTTCTAGCATCTTGTTGTGCTCGAGTATGAAAATCTCTACGGCCGATGTAATTAGATTGAGCTTTTAATTTGTGCTTTATCACTTCGTAAATGTAATGCCCATCCCAATTTCTATCTTTCCAGATAATTGGAAACCAATACCATAGGTTCTTTACTCCTTGTTTGAAATACTTATGGTAGTATCGTCCATCAAATTTCCACCAAAGTGATATTTTTTCAAAGATGTTTAATTTAGGTCTGTCTTCGAAAAAGTCTTTAGGAGGATCTCCCATTTCATTTGCTGTATATGAATTTTCCATAGTCTTATTTATTTAAACCTAATTTGTCTCTTTTCGATACTGTATATTTTGAGTTAGCAATCTTTACTTCGAATATACTTTTAATTTTAGCGGCTGACTTATACCAAATTGGTACTACTCCTACATCATCTATGTAATAAGGAAATATAATACTATGCTGAGTTTGCTGTATAGAAGGAGCTTCAGATTTCCAATGTGCTTTAAGCTTAAACTTATCATTCCATTTTCTGTCTATATCATAATCTCCAGCACGAAGTTCTAACATTTCCAGAATGTCTGAATCTTTAGCAGGAGTGCCATGTTCAAATATATTAATAAATTCTACTGCAATTCCTATAAATACAGCTACTACCAATAAAATTATAATTACTATCATATCTTATTATTTAGAATTGATTAAAGATGCAATTGCTTTAGCTTTTTCTAATTTTGACATTGAAGTGTTTTCAATTAAAGTCAAAGTCTGATAAGCTTTGAATTCATTTTCATCAAAGTCCTCAGACTTAATCTCGTCCATGAAATCAATTTTCATTTTAGTTTCTGCAATAAATGCTTGAGTAGCATAAATTTTTGCTTGAGCTTTTTCAATCTGCTCTTCAAATTGCTCTTTTTTAGTTCTTGATGGAATTTTATCCAAAGCAGACGATGCCATTTGGATTTGTTGACCATTTGGTAATTTTACATTGTAATATCCGTTGTATGCCATACCTCCGGTAATTACTTCCATTCCTTCATGCACTCCATAGTTTTTTGCATCATATTGAGTGTGTTTTGCATTTACATATGCTTTGTCTCCGAATTGAAATTTTTGTGCTGCCATAACTTTATTGTTTATTTTTATTTGTGTTTCTTCTAGTTTTCTTTGGTTCTTCGTCTGGTACTTCTATTACCAAATAAGGTACTTCATTAACAGCTTTGACTGTACCTGATTGTACTAAAACGTCTACATGCTCAGGATATTGACCCGCTAGCATTCCTAATGTGCATTCCATATAAATTAATTTCATCTTAATTGATATTTTCAAACATTATTATTTGGTTATTCACTATTGCAAATTGTCTATGATTGTTTTCAATTTTCCTTTCCAGATACTTTTGAGTTTTAGACTTCTTTGCTATATTATGAGTAGCACTACAACCTATCAAAGTGAGTGCTACTATTACTAAACTTACTTTTTTCATTTAATTAAGAGTTAATTACAAATGCCTTATCTGCCCAAGTCTTTGCATTTACTGCTTTATATTGAGCTTGGTCATATAAATTAGAATCGTAAAACAATCCATTGATATCTCCAACTGTCATTTCTTTCAATAAAGCTTCGTCTGCTAATATAATATTCTTACCTTTTTTAGCAAACACTGTCAATGGATAATCAGCACCCTCTGGTATAAACTCAACGGTTTGAAGTGCTCCTTTTTTAAATCGTCTAACAACACTTGCTAAACTAGCATTATCACAATTAACACTTGAATAAAAACCTGCCTGGACTTTTACAATGGCACGGAAAGCACCTTTTCTACCTTGAATAAAATCTACTACATTTACACTTTTAATTAAATTTGTCATAATTTCTGTCTTTTTATTAATTTCTATACATAAAGATAAGGATAATTTACCTTACGTCCTAATCTTTTTCAAGAAACTTTTCAGAAATTTTACGCTTTGCCTATAGGTCCGTAATATGGAATTCTATTTGATTTACTCGCTTCGTCAACTAAATAACTAGTAATGTCATTAACAGCGTAAGCAACTTGATGAGCGTGATTTGTCAATTTGATAATGTCTTGGTTATTTGCATTTTGAACGTAAGAAATAGCCTCTAACTCTTTTTGAATTTTACGTATATGCATTATAGCGGAAATTAAAAATAACCCTAATCCGATTGTAATAATTGATAAGATGCAAATAGCGATAATCATATGATACTTATTTTATTTTATAAAAATAAGTATTCCTTTTGAAAGATGCAAATAATTTTAGTAATTATCTACCTTGCCCTCTGTATGATTTTTTGTAATGTTTGCCTGTTTTGTGTACTGAGTTTTTCTTTTTAGAATGTACTCCAGGTCTTTTTCTTTTGTTGGAATTTACCTTAATTGAGGTAGTTGCTGATTTTGCTTTCGCTGCCATTATGATGTATATAAATAAAGTTCACCTACTTTGTTTGGTTTAACAAATGTGCCTAATACATCTTGGTTTGGCATAACTGCAATTAAATCGTCACCTCTATCTTGTATAGTAGCACCTAACTGCATAGCAACTATCTTCCATCTTTCGATATCTGTAAATTTCTGTGTTCTTGGTACTGACACTTGTCGAATTTGTTCGGAACCTCCTGGGGCAGAGTAATACATAGACTCTGATCCATACTCTTTAATAGCTTTTTTTACTTCTTCACGAATTAATTGTCTTAGTTCAGACTTTTTCATTAGAAGTTATATTTTTGACGTTGTTGTTTAATCATATTCATATACATAGTAATTTGAGTACGATTTAACCCAAGCGCCATAATGATGTCATTTAGTATAGCTGCGACTGCTGTCTTGTTTAAGTTAGGAGTCTTTTGAATAACAGTAACTAAATCATCAACTTGTTTTCGAACAGAAGCACTGTATTTCACTTGATCTAAATCATAAATTTCATTTACTAATTTAGCACTTGCCAATTCTTTAGCAACTTCTTCTTTGATAATCTGTGTTAATTCTTCTTTTGTCATAATAATTGTATTCTAAAATATCTGTTCGAAAACGAGTTAATGGTTAAGGTATTATTTACCTGCTTTAACGTGCTCTACCGAAGCTTTCTTATAAGCGGTAACGTGTTTTTTAATTTCATTGATCGCTTTACGCGCTCTTGCTGCTGCAGCTTTATTTCCTTTGTCGGCAAAGATTACGTGATTATCGTTGAAATCTGCCCATAATGTGTCTAAATCTGCTTTGATGTCGAAAACTGTCTTTTCCATAAATTGTTTTTGTTTAATAATTGTACTTGATAAATTGAATATTCTTATCCAATTTTATTTAATATAAATATCAGGTTTTTACTTTTTCAATATTTCTATTGCATCTGATAATTTATATATTCTATTTGTAGCCGGGCAGTTTTGATTATAAGGTCTATCAAATAAGATATACTCTTTTTCATCTCTTCCTGCTGCTACCCACTTATCGTAATTTTTCGGACTATCATCAATTAGAAAATCAATATCCACTTTATGTTTATAATTAGTGATATACGTTTCTAAAAAATTGAAATAGTGTTTACCTAACCAATACAAAGTATGATTGGCATTGTAAGGCATTTGTGCTGTTACACATACCCATTGAAACCCAGGTTTTTGAGTTCTACCCCAATCTTTAAGAAGTTTAAATTCTTCTTTAACTCCAGGCATTAATTCAGATTCTCTGTAAATTTCTTCACAATGAGTTTCTTGCCAAATTTTAGATAGCTCTTTAATTGGCACATCTACATTGTCATAGTCCCATGAAGTAGCATAATCTGCTAAAACCTTATCAGGATATAACTCTTTGATGATTTGCATTGTTTTAGTATCGAAATCTCTCAATACTCCATCTACATCAACTCCTACACGTAACTTTCTTTTTGCCATAACTTTAATTTTTATTTTTTATTTTTACTTCCTTTTGGTCTTCCTCTTTTTTTAGGAGGATTCAATATCAATTGAATTTTATCTCTTAACACTGCACATTTCATATAATCTTCAATAGACTCAAAATACTTAAGAGTTTGAGTAAGTAAATCTACTTTTTGTTCCGTACATAATTCTGTTGGCCAATCTATTACATCTTGAGTATAGATTAGATAACTGTCTACCATTAAGTGATTAAAATAATTTTTCATATCTTAAAGATAAGTAATTCTTTTGTAAATTACAAATTAATCAGTCTTTGATACTGTAATTTTAATTTTAGGTTTGTATCCTTCTGGCAATCTATTTACAATTCCTTTGTACTCTGAAAAGTCTTTATCCCATCTCAAGAAAAATTCTAAATCATCTAAATTATACATTACTTGAGAAGTAGTAACCATATTAAATTTATTCTTACGGCGATAAGGATTCATGAATGGATCTTTAGTATATTGCTTTGACAATGCATCAAGCACTTCAGAAGGAGCTTTTACTTTTTCTAATTCTTTAGTAGCAATGTCTTTTCTAGAAATTGAAGAAGTTCGTTTAACTCCAGAAGTGTATCCTGTATCTGGATATTCAATACCATGATTAGTTCTAACTACAACTTTACGATCATCAACCTTAGTAATTACAGGTAAATGTTTAGAAGTCATTTCAACTAAAAATGCATATTTTGTATTTGCGACGATAGTCTCTCCTTTAACTCCTACATCTTTATCATCTTCACCTACGAAATTTACTACAGATTTAATAGCGTCTGATAATTTAGATTTTGATAAAGCTGTTCTAATTTTAAGACCATCATGTGATACTTTAGGAGCTTTACCTTTATCTAAATTTTGCTTTGCTAATTTACCTTCCTTTTCATCAAAATTTACAGTTAAAGATGAATTAACAATTCCTATACCATACTGGTTCATTCCTTCCGACCAGTCAGTTAATTTATCATGTAAATAAACAACTTCAACTCCTTCAATTAGCTCATGAATAATTTCAATATCCGCAGTATAGCCTCTATCTCTATTTTTTGCTAGAATAGTCTTTCCATCTACATTAACTTTAGCAACTACACATTCATTTAAGTTTGTGTCTTTTGCATCGACAGATGACATAATGGAAGGTAATGGAGTATGAGTGAATATTTTCAAAAACAAATCTCCAAATTTAGTAACCTGAGTATATGGAGTCTTGGTAGATCCCATATTATCTATTTGATATGTAATATCTCCATTTGGATGTACAGCAACTACCTCTCCGGTAGTTTTATAATGCTTACAATTCGGATCTACATTTTTTACTAAATCTCCTTTAGCCAATTCATACGGCTTAGATACTTTAAGTAAATCAGATTCTAATTTTAATGGCTTCATCAATTGAGTTTAATATAAATATCGTAACTTAATATTATAGCGCCCGCAATAACTAAGTTAGATTTTTATAGTTCAGCCCCGCAATTAGGACAAAACTTCCAAGATGATTTTCTAATTCTGATTCCACATTCATTGCAATAATTTCTTATCTCTGAAGTTTCTACAGGTTTAGCTGATTCAGGTAGCAATTGAAATTCCCAATTTGAAAATGAATAGTCAGAGTACTTACCTCCTTCTTGTTTGAATTCTTGTTTTGATTTTCCTCCTTTACCTACTCTACCTGTCTCAACTGAATCTGTAATTACAGCACTTCTAATATTAGGCCCTGCAAATGTATTTACTGTATTTGAGTAATACGCTGTATTAATAGTTTGCGTAGAAGTGACACCTGCGGTAATATTATACGGGTTACTTGTAGTGCTTGTATACGTTAGTGTATTAGGGTATATCGTAGTGGAAGTAGTACCGGAATTCAATAACAAATTAGGCATTATCTTACTAAAGAAAGATACTTTTACCAATCCATTTTTCTCTCTTGCTGCTTGAGTTTCCTTTACATCATCAACTTCAAATACATTGAATTGAAATTTTTCAGGAGTGTCTAAAAAACGTTCTAAATAAACTCTTTGCCCTGCTTTGATAATAATACCTGACGCTGACATTAATTTATCGTTGAGCCAAATTTTAGCAAGCACCGATTCATTTGTCGGATTGAATAGCTCAATCTCGAAATTAGTTTTTGTTTTTAAATAGTGATTTTTGTGTTCGTAAAGCTTAAGACGATTTTTCTTAACCGTTACAAAGGCTTCTGGTTGAAGCATGGTCATGTGTGAAGTGTACATAGTTTTAATTTTTGATAAATGTTAAACATCTAATTTTGCTAATCTTTTCGTAGCTTAATACTACTCAAGGGCATTGACCCAAGACTAACAAAGTTATTGGCGCTATACTAATAAATATGTTACTTGTTAAATTCTTCCTTTGGCTCGAAAATATCATCTTTAATGATAGAATCCCACTTTGCTAGCTCTTCTTCTGTAATTTCAAAATCTTGATTGAATTCAGTTTCAAAATCTTCATAAGCAATTCCACTGTCTACTAGCAATTTATCTTTTAAATATTCAGCTGCTCTTTCATATCCGTCCATATCTAACATAGCAATGCCAAATAAATTAGCTTCTATTTCAGATTGCTCATCCATTCCAGCTTTATGTCCAAGCAATGAATGTGCTATTTCGTGAGCTTCAAGAGCTAGAATTTGATCTTCATCAACGTTATTATCCGTTACCGATTCCCCGTCAATGTAAATGTCTTTGGTGCCTACCCATAAAGCTCCTACTGATTTTATTTCATCTAATCCTTCTTTAATAACTGCATAGTCAGGATGTCCGTTATAAAGAATATGTACTGTAAATTCAGAATTTAATTCTGATTGATATACTTTTGAATTTTCGTCTTGTATCATGATTTAATTATTTTTAATGGTTGTAATCTGGTTAGAAATTCTTCCACAGATAAATTTTCGTTTTTGTCTGATTTAATCCTAACATGCTCAAGCATCTCAGGAGCTTTATCTATCATTTTCATTAATGCTGTTAAGCCTCTTCCTGAATAGAATGTTTTAAATGAAGCTTCTCCTAACAGATTAGTTTCTAACATAGCATCTTGTTCAGTGTCTCCGGGTAATAGAATATAGTACTGCATTATTCTTCAGAGACTGCTCTCCCAATTTGTTTAGTCCAATCAAAGTCAGTTCGAACATCATTATTTTTATATGCAGTCCCATTTAGCATAATAGGATCTACTCCTAATGCTTTGGCTAAATAAGTTAAAGCTGCTACATCTTTAGGAAAGCAGTGACCTCCAAATCCAAAATCTCCGTCTGGGCCTGGCACTGACCAATGTGATTGCCCTAATCTATCATCATAGCGCGCATACTCAATTACTTTGTCATAATCAATATCTAGAGCTTGGCTAATTTGATACATTTCGTTTGCAAATGAAACTTTAGTCGCTAAAAACGTATTAGTTACGTACTTAACCATTTCTGCAATTGTTGAAGATGTTTTGATAATCGGAACTTGAGGAAATGCTTTTGCAAATATTTGTTTTACTTGAGAAGACTCTGGGCGATTGCCTCCTACAATAATTCTATTTTGGTTTTTATAATCTTCAACTGCATTAGCTTCTGTTAAGAATTCTGGGTTGAATACCACAGCAATATGATTGCCATACAACTCATTAAGAGTTTCAGTGACGCCTGGCGGTACTGTAGATTTAAGAACTACAGTAACATGTTTCTTCAATGCTTCACATGAATCAGAAATTTCTTTCATTGCATTGTGTACTATTGACAAGTCACAAGCTCCTGATTTATACATAGGAGTAGGTACACATAAAAATACTACTTCTGTTTTATTAATCACATCATATAGTGATTTTTCTGTACATTTCTTATTTGGGTCTTTGTCATACGTTATCATTTCATAACAATGAGACATTCCTTCAGTCACAGCATTTCCTACAAAGCCTTGACCAATTACTCCTAATTTTGATTTCATATTGACATTGTATTAATAAATGCATTTAATTTTGAGGTTCTAGACTTAGCTCCTTCATGTTCTGCTGGATAGTGCCAGATTTTGTTATTGGAATCTGTAATATCAGTCTTTCCAGAAAGGAAATCTTGAAGCTGTTCTTTATTACAAATAGCAACTGTTTTGTCCCATTGGTCTACTACTACACACCCAAAAGGAGCTTTAATTGCTTTTAGCACAGGTCCTTCAAAATTTAACAATTCGATTGAAGGCATGTTACGCAAGTCAATATATGTATTGCGTAAATCATGAAAATTGTTATTCTCCATTGTTGATTATGTTTATATATGTTTTTAAATCTTTAGTTGCTCTCCAACCAATTTGTCTTTGTGTATCTTGCCACAATGACAAAGTATCTCTACCTTCATTTTTTCTTAAAGGTACATGCATAATTTTAGAAGGGTCATAGTTGCAAATCATCAAAGCAACATCTATTATTGGTATCGGCTCTCCTCTACCTAAATCATAATTTTGTACAATTTTCGAGTGCTGAGGTTTGGTTAATAAATGTTCTGCAATTGCAATCATTCCTTGACAAATATCATCTACGTGAGTAAAGTCTCTTGTTTGATTACCATCTCCTACAACAGTCATAGGTTCATTATTATCAAATTGTCTTTGGAATTTTGCTCTTACTGTTGCAAACTCTCCTACTTCAGGTTCTCTAGGTCCATATACATTATAAAATGTTGCTGAAGCGCAATTAATTTTATAACAATATTTGTAAGTGCTTAATATATTTTCTCCAGCTACTTTAGAATAAGTGTAAGGAGATATATATTTAGACCCATGGTTTTTAGATGAAGTCGTTGCATATACCACAGCTTTTGAATTTGATAGTCTTGCATATTCCATTACAGCTGCAGTGCCCATTATATTAGATTGAAACCATTTCATTGGATCTTCAAAAGAAGGTTGAATTCTAGCTTCAGCTGCTAAATGATAAATTACATCATATTGAGTTCTAGTTTCTAATACTCCAACTGAATTTTTAATTTGTAAAATGTCATTGACATCTCTAAGTTCATAATTTGCTTTTGGGTTTGCATATTTTTTTGAACTTGACTCTGAAGATAAGTTATCAATTACATCTACTTGATGCCCTTGACTAATTAACATATCAACTAAATTAGATCCTACAAAGCCTAACCCTCCCGTAACTAATATTCTTTTAGACATTGATTAAATTGTTTTGAAGTTCATTCATTGAGTTTATTGTAATTAGTAAATGACCTAATTCAAAAGTTGCATTAGGAGTTCCAGACTCTTTAATTATTTCAGATAACTGTTGAATGTAAATAAAATCGTCTCCGTCAAATGTTCTACCATCTATTCGAACTACAATATCATTTTCTCCATCAGCATCATTGTGCATATCACTTAACACCCTTTTAACTAAGCTAAATGAAGTATGCTCAGCTTCTTTGGTAATATAGTCAGCTTGTAAATGTGCTATAGAATCTAAAGACCCTTTAATATATAATCTATCACACCATGGCTCTAAAGCTTCGATAGCTTGTAATGTGCAATTATCAACTACAAACGCAATATTATATTTTGGAATAATTATTGGATGCATTAATGCTGTATGTTTAACATTACTTCCCCATTTGCGAATAAATTCTTTAGTAGATCTAATCATATCATTTTGCCAAGCTGCGTGTCTCGCTTCATCCCCTCCAAAGCTTCCAGCACCTCTACCTGTTAAATGATATACCATAGAATTCCAAGGTTGCACAAATGTAAATCCTGCCAACTCTAATCTATTAAATACGTCAGAATCTTCTCTGCAAGAATGCATTCTTTCATCATGACCTCCTATTGCTAAAAATTCTTTTTTGTACATCATCCAAGGAGCAAATACACCGTCAGTTACTTTAGTATCTTCTTTGAATGTATCTACAAATACATCAAACTCATCTTCTTTAAATTCCTCTGGCCACATTCCAAAATCCATTAGAATCTTTTCTCCATTATTAGGATGTAAAGGCGGTTCAACTCTAGTAGCAGAAACCACAGTTTTATATACTAAATGGTCATATGCTAATTTATCTGCATTCTTACCTAACATCATATCCGCATGAAAAATCATAAAAATATCTGTTGTAGATTTTTCAATACAATAATCATATGCCTTTCCAATTCCAAATAGATATTTTCCTAAATTTGGATTAACGTAATAAGAAAGATTGTATTCATCTTTAACTTGCTCTAACCACTCTACAGTACCGTCTTCATCTGAATCTACAAAGACAATAATATCGTGATCAGGTCTAAACGCATTCTTTCTAATTGAAGGAATACATGTTTTTAAATAACGCAAATTAGATTTGCTAGGAATACAAAATGTTATTTTTTCCATTCTTTATAATTTTATTTAATATAAGAAATTCTTTTAGATTAACCTAAAAAATCATTAATTAACATATTCTTATCATCTATGAATACATCATATGAAGGCTTACCTAATTGTAATTTATGATGCTTAATACCCCAAGATTTAATTTGGTTTTTAGTAAATAAATAAAATGCATCATACACAGCATCCACATCACCTTTATAAGTAGACATTCCACGAGCTGTATAAATTAATATTGTATGACCAGCATCATATAATTCATTTACCTTTACAATCATATTAGATATTGGCTCTGATTTTTCATAATCATTGCCTAGGGTAGTGCATAAAGTATTATCTAAATCAAAACAGTATATCATATAATAGAATGTAATATTAATTCATGAAGGCATTCTACTATTCCGTAATCTGTACTGCTTACATAAAAATTAATTAAAGCTTCTTTAGAATATCTAATATTTAATTTATTAGTTTCACTAAATCCTGACAATGTTATTATAGGATGTTTACCTAAACAATATTCAGCAGCGTTTAATATGTTTTGTGAATTTCCAGAAGAAGAAATTAAAATAACTAAAGTATTTTTTACAGCAAAATGTTCTATAAATTTTGTATAAGCATTGTCCCATCCATAATCATTTGCATAACAACTCATTCTAGCCGAGTCTCCAAAACATAAAGCTCGTTTACCTAGTGCCTTTGTATAATCTTCTGCAATGTGACAGCTAATTGCATTGCTACCTCCATTTCCTAAAATTATAATATCTTGATAGCTATCTATAATAGATTTTAATTTATCTATATCATCCTGAGATATTCTATCTAAACAATGTTTATACGTATTTAGTATCATATAAGTTAGTCGTGTTTAATCCAACATCTGAAATGTGAATTTTATTTACATTAATATATAAATTCCTTATGATAGATTCTTTTCCTTTGTTTGTGAAGATTAAAAAATAACCTCCATTACCAGCTCCTAACAATTTATGAGATAGAACATTTGAATCGTTTATTAATTTATTATCTAAATCTACTAGCGCTTTGTTCTCACAAATATATTTTGAAGTTGCTTTTTTGTTTATCCAAGTGCGATTAATAACAGAATGAAACAAATCTAAATCATTAGTATTAATTGCAATTTCTAAATCTTCTACATCCTTAATTAATGGAATTGATTTATCTACATCTAGGCTTTCTAATACTGTCGTAGAGTTGCGTAAGACTCCCGTATACACTAAATACAAGTCCATCTGTTCAAATATATTAGCGCTTAGGTATCTAATTTCTGGATCTTGGTCTTTATAAAATTTAATTTTTTTTAATCCTCCTAATGACCCATAAAAATCCTGTTGCCCTACTAAAGGATTAAATGTTTTTTCTATTTCTTCTGCTAATTTACAAACTTCAAATTCTGTAATGTGCTTACCTCGAAGTTCATAAATTGATTTAATCAAAGCTAATAAATATGCTGACGAAGATGCTAATCCTGACCCGGAAGAAAATACGTCAGAAGTCATAAAACAATTAAGATGCTCTACATCTAAATGTTTAAAACAATTTCGCACTAATTCATTTTCAATGTCATCTATATTATTAACAGATTCTCGTTTAGAATAATTAATAATGTATTTTTTGTCTAATGAAGTTGCTCCAAAAATATCTTGATGAAGTGTAATGTAAGTATGTAAATTAGATGCAAAGCTAATTACAGACCCAGTATTGTATTTTTCTAAAAATTTAGGATGATCTGTAGAGCCTCCTACTAAAGAAATTCTTAAAGGACATGCAGTTATTATCATACTAATTTTCTAAAACTATTCGCAGCTACTACTCTCATACTTTGATCAAACTCTGCAAACTCTTTATGTTGAGTTTCATTTCTAGAGTGATTAGTTCTTTTCAAAGGATGGCCTGTATTATGACCTTTCAAGTAATATGCAATATTATATAAAGGCACTTGTTTAAGTTGGCAATAAGTAAAGAAATATGAATCTTCGCCGCACATATGAAGTTCAGGGTCAATAAAAGGTGTTGGCATATTTGGACTTAAACATACTAACGCGCCGTCGCCTTTATAATAATCACTTGAAGTTATGCTATGCATCATACTAAATGAATCATTAAAAGAATTTAATTCTTCTATAGATAGTGAACCTTCTCCTGTTACAAATTTATTATTTATTGATCGAACTTGCTCTATACTAAATTGCTGAAACGCTTCGTGTTCTGTAGGAGTCCAAGATGTATCCCACATTTTCTTTTGTTTAATAGTAACTATAAATGGATACGTTTGATTTGCACTGAATATACTTTCTATATAACCAAAATATGTATTAGGTACTAAACAATCCGCCTCACCCCAAATAGTAATATTATTAGCATCATAACATTCTCGACGCCAATCGCCTACATTGTAAAAATCGTCTTCATCAGTCTTCCATGTTATTTCAGACTGTGATACTAAATCATCTTTTAAAAGGCTATCAAACATTTCGTCAATACTTTTATTAATTGGAGTATCAAACCGAGTTTGTTTATTAAAACATAATTTAACTTTTACTTCTAAGTTTGTATTCTGAATAGCTTCTTTAAGAGATTGTATAGACTCTAGAGCCATTTCAGTTTCAAACCAAGTTACGTGCATTTGATATAGTATGTGCATTAATTGTACATATTTGGAGTTACTGAATATTGTTGTTGTTGTATTATATGATTAAATTTTATCCAAGAAGGATAATATAAATCATTAGTGTTTATGTGTTCATTATTTGGCCCAAACCATGGTGTCGGTGCAACAATAATTCCGTTATTTTGATTTAAGTATGCTCCCCACCAAGCAAATGTGCTATTAGACATTATTAAATGTTTCATTTTACTCATAAGAAATAACTGCACCCCAATTGAACTTTCAACATAATTAACTTGATCGCCAAACACAGATTTGCACCATTCAATATCATCAGAAAAAATATAAATTTGATCAATATTATTTTTAAAATGTTTATTAATAACATCTTGATAATAATCTGCAGTTAGCACACAATGGTTATGTTGCAACATAAGATAATCACCTCTTCTTACTGAAATTCCCAAAGAGTTTTCGGATATATAGTATTCAGATAGTATATTAGAAATTTCCGTAGAAGGTTTAAAATACTTATTAATTAATAAATCTTTAATATCTTCAAAATATTTCCATGACTGAAAAAATCCGGATATGTTTAAATTGTCAGTGCCTTCTATTTTAGCATACTCAAAAGATGGTTCGTTATATTCAATAGGAGATTCTAACTTACCTATATTAAATTTATAATCAAATATACTTAAGTCGACAGGAATATCACCTCTATGACCAGCATAGGTCAATTCAGGAACCGTAAATTCAACTCCTAATTGATTTGCAATAGAGGCAATCGTAGCTATTTGAAATAAGTTATTACCTAACCTTCCATTGAAATTGCATGATATCATAAACTAGTTTGTCGTTTTCCTATTGCTAACATACTTTTATAAAAGTGTACATAATCTATATTACGTTCATCATAATCTAAAAACTGCCCGTTAATTTCAGAATAACCACAAAAGCTTTTGCCATTAAGATTTACTTTATCAACTAAATTTTTAAAATAATTAACTCCGGTAATATGATGATCTGCCCATCTACTTTGAGGCACATATGATGTATGCATATCTTCTAAAAAATACAAACCTCCTGGCGTTAATCTAGGAAATAAAGTTTCATATGAAACAATTTGTTGTTTCCAACTATGGCCTCCGTCATCTAATATTACTTCAAAATGACCATAAGTATTAGCTACATCATTTAAAAATTTAATGTCAGTTTGATCTCCAATATGAATATGTATTCTGTCTTCTTCAAATTCTTTACATCTAGGATCTATGTCAATTGCTACTATAGTAGCTTTAGGAAAATACTCTTTCCACATTTTTACAGACGCTCCATCAAAGACTCCAATCTCTAATAAATTAAATTCAATATCTCTATACGACTCTAAATACATACTGTATTTACTGGTATACAAATGCGCATTAGGTCCTTTATCAGTTCCGTATTTTTCTGCTAAACTATCTAACATCATAACTTTCTCCATATTTTCTTAAATCTAAATATAAGGATTCCATATCTGAATTCCTAAAATAATTATACATATTAGTTTCTGCATTTCTACAAAATTCACTAACTCCTATTTCAATTTTATTTTCTTTGAATGTTAATGAATTCATGTGCGTTATAGTATTTGTATCAGACACTATAGTTTTTAAATTGTTTTGTTCTGTAATGCAGCCTGTGTAAAAGTCTAGACCCCATCCATAAATTAACTCATTAGGATACTGTTTAATTTTTTCTAACACATCTCTTCTAATTAAAGGACATTGAAAATCTACCCATTTAACTTCTCTTAACCCTTGCCCCCAATTCCACATTTGTTTCCAATGACATTGATCCATAGAAGCATTAATAACTGAAGGAGAATATACTGCTGCATCTGATTGTTTAGCTTCTTTAAGAGAAGTAGTTAAGAAAGAAGGTCCGTGAAATACCAAATCGTTATTTAAAAAATAAAGATACTCATGATTAGTAGTAAGAAAATAATCTAAAACTACATTGAACCCTCCTCCAAAGAATACATTCTCTTCTAGCTGATGAGTTGTTGAATTAGCTAGAGGTTCTTTTTTAGAACCATTATCAACTACAATTAATTCACATTCTTTAAATAATGGATCTTTTTGTAATTGATTAACTAAATTATCTGTCCATTGAGGCAGATTATGATTAAGTGTTGCTATTAACATATATCTTTCCAATTAATTGTTGGACTTAAAAGACCCTCCATACAATGCGTTGATAGTCCTGGAATAGGTGTGAGTACAAATCTATTTCTTGTCTCGGCTAAATATAAAAATTTAGGATGATCGCCAGGCCCTCCTGTGTTTACATCTTCATCCTCATCAAATATTTTTTTAGTAATTACATAACTACCACAAGTACTCGGAGTGGTTCTCCAATGATGTGTTTCAGATGTGAATATTTTTGATACTAAATTATCATAATCAGGAAGGAAATATTTATCTCCATGATCATATAAACTTACATAATTCAAATTATCATAAGTAGAAAATAACTCTACAATTTTATCTACCCAATTATCTACATGTAAATAATCATTTTCTAAAAAATAAATTAAATCGTTATCACCTAAGTTTAATGACTTAACATACTTATAAGTTTCAAGATATGAACCATATTCTGTTCTTGCATATATAGTATGCAAAGTGTATTTGTCTTTATATTTTCCTATGAAATTAGTATCGACGTCGCCATCCATTACAACATGTAAGTCGACGTTTTTACCTTCTATAGTTTTTAAAAGATTTACAAAACATTTTTCAAAATCAAACCAATTAGGTCTGTTTTTTAAATCATTGCCTTGTATATTATAATGTCTGTAAAATATATGAATTTTTTTCATTAGTCTTGATTTTTTTTATAAAAACGATTTTCTTTCGGCTGATACCATTCAACTAACGAAGCTGGAACTCTAGAATGATATCCTAATAGTTCCTGTAATTCCTCACTGAATGTATTTATTTTGTCATATCCCAAAGCTCTAGGATAATCTAATAACTGCTTCATGAATGGTTTGCTAATTGTAATTGGAATAGCTCGTCTACCTTCTTGTGTAGTGTTCGGAGCGGCTGCGTGCCATACATTGGCATTGAATATTAAAATATCTCCTTTTTTACCAGTAGCTTGAATAGCATTATTAAAAAATTCTTCGTCGGATGGTTTTCTCTCATCTAAATGAGATTTCGGTAATAAGTAAGTACCTCCATTTTCAATTGTAAAATCATCTAGCATTAACAGACAATTTAACATCATTGGAAAGTCTCCAGAATAAAACCTAAGATCTCTGTGCACTACTGCTGAAAAATTAGGTTGATTAGGTAAGTTATTTAATGCGCTTAATGAATTTAATATACACTTGCTATCAAAGTAACAATCTTGTAATTCTTGAATAAATCCTTTATCAAGTAATTGTTGCAGAAGTTCAATGAATGTATTATCACTTAATAAAGCATGCAATGCAACTCCGTCAGATTTAATATCACTGTTATTTTCAATTTGAATTTTTTTATGTTCTATAAATGCTTTATCGACAGCAGTGATAAGCTTATTTAATAATTCATATGATATTCTTTCTTTAAGAATTACATACCCATTATTTTTTAATTCTGAAACTTCTTGTGTTATCATTTTAAAAATTTTTCACCTTTTTCGCGATTCCTAATAATTTTTGCTGGGTTGCCATATACTAATACATTGTCAGGTAATGACTTAGTTACTAAACTACCAGCACCTATTACTGTATTCTCTCCTATTTCTACTCTATCAAAAATAGTAGCTCCTAACGTTATTGCTGAAAATTTACCTAACTTAACATATCCTCCAGTTATTGAACCAGCTGATATGCTAGCATAATCTTCAATTATACAATCATGTTCTATCTGAGCTCCTGTAGCAAAAAAAGTAAAATCTCCTATAATTGCTTTTGGATTGAATATACATCCTGCCATGACAGTAATACCTACTCCTAATTTTACATTGTTACCTATTATAACAGATGGGTGAATTGCATTAACAAATACAAATTCAGGAACTAATTTTTTAATTTGTTTAGATACATAGTACCTAGACCAATTGTCTCCAATAGTTATGAGTCCTCCGGTAATTTTGTATTTATCTATTATTTCTTTAATATCTTCTTGACGACCTAAAATTGGATATCCAAATCTATCAGCACCGACATCTTGAATAGAATCAATTATACCTACAATTCGGTATTTACCTTCTTTTTCAATTATATCTATTGTATAATGAGCTTGGTTACCTCCTCCAATCAATACTATATTTTTCATTATCTATTTGCTTCAGTATATACTTTGAATTTAGATAAATCAGGATAAGGCAATTCTAAATCTTCATTGTGCTTTGGTTTACCTTCTCCGTTATAAAATTGATTCATAAGTAAAAGACCTCTAGCTGCTAACTCAGGCATCATGTAAAAGTTCCAACCTAACATATCTAAATTATCATCATGATAAGAACATTCTCTTCTTCCAGAATATCTTGCTCGTTTAAACCAAAGATATGCATCGTGGTTGTCAGTTAATATAGCTCCTCCTTTAGATAATTTAAAATGTTTATAAGGACCTGTAAATGAAATACACATATGAGTTCCTGGTTTATACATATTTGAAGTAAAGCATAACGCAGAGTCCCATACATTAGTAGGAGCTAATTGATATGCACCTTTTATGGTTTTACCATCTACAGGAGAGAATTTAACTTTAGCTCCGGCATGAATAATCTCACACGGTACAGAAGGATAAGTTCGAGATGGTATTGTAATTTCTTTGCCTTTAACCTTTTCATACATTAAAGATAAAAACAATGCATTTGATTGATTGTCAACAGTCACTACGTACGGAGCTCCGGTATATTCTGCTAACGCTTTTTCAAAATCTTCTGTAATTTTATAAATTCCGTTTGCCATTATATATTATATTTATTTTCTACAATATTGTATTCGTAATTATGTATAAAATCAGTCCCATTAAACGGTCTACTAAATTCTTCTTCAACTAAAGCTTTCCAATTAGTGTCACTCGTATGACCCCAATTTTTTACTTTATTCAACATTTCTTCTTTAGTACGAACCCACGAAAAATGATGTATCATAGGTTTATCGTCTTGCAATACTAAAAATTGTTTAGGCACATTAAGATACTCAAACATTTGCTCTCTTTCACAATGAACATCATTTGGATTGATATTAATTAAATGCTTTCTTATTAATACAGGAGCGCATTCAAAAGACTTAGATTGATATATAGGGTCTCTAAAATACCAATAGGTAGCTAATTTATACGTATCATACGATTCAAAAGTATTGCTATTAACAAATTTATTAAATAAATCAGCTTCTAATATTTCATCCGCATCTAAAAAAAGTACCCATTCACATTCATCAGAAACTAAAGAATTTCCTAATATTCTAGACATATTGTGCCAGTACCTAGGATGCTTTCCAGTATGCCATTCAAATATAGAAAAGTTAACTTGCGGATATTTAGAAGCTAAAATTTCAATAGATTCTATATCTTCAGGATCTCCTCCAAAAAGATGGTCACTTATCGGCACTATAACATTATCACTGATCAATAAAGCTTGGTCTAGACACTTTTCTATGAATCTATGATCATTACTACAATAGCATATTACTACTGCTAGTTTATTTAATTTAGTTTCCATTTATTTTTTAATAAAAGAACCCCAAAGTGCGTTTTTAAACATGTCGTAATTGTAAGGCTCTAAATTGTTATCATTAACTGCTTGAGCAATATTTACATAACTTGATTCAGCAGCTGTTTTCCATCCTATAGCTTCCATAACTGCTGCATAGTCAGCTTCATCATGAGCATAATCATGGCACATAATTACATCTCCTTGTTTAAGGAAAGGTGCATATACTTCAAATTCTTTTTCTTTATGACCTCCGTCACATAACAATAACGTTTTACCTGGAGCTTGTATTAATGCTTTAATCTCGTTCATAATTTGTTGATCAAAACAATCGCCTTGACGAAAATCTATAGCATCATTATTAATTTCTTTAGGTTGAAAAGTAATATCATAACAAACTAATTTAGTTGTATTTTTTTTATTTCTATGTAACCAAAGAGATAGTGCACCTCTGTGAAATCCTATTTCTACAATTGTAGAAAAATCATTTAGTATTGAATTAAATGCAGGTTCTATTTTAGGAGTCTGTGCTGCAATTACTCCGTCTACTTTTAAAAAATGATCCATTTGTTTTTATTTTAAAATTACTAAGCCTGTGCCTGAATGGTGGCCTATATTACTGATATCATGTTTTTCGTCTGTGATAAAATTCCAAAATTCCGTCATTTGATGATTTAGATAAATATCATCTAATAATAGGATTCCTTTATATCCTATAGTTTTTAAATGTTTATAAAATTCATGTTCAAATTCACCTAGGTGGTCTGTATCTAATATAATAAACTTACTTGATAATATTAAAGATTCATATTCTTTATTAATAATATTATCAACTATGAATTCTATATTATCTGGATAATCTGAAATATTTCTAAGTCCAAAATTAATGTCAAAGGATTTTACTTGATTAGTTGGATTGTGAGCTAGCGCTAGAGCTGAACATCCTTTATACGTGCCTATGTCCAATAAAACAGAATCATTAAATTGTGTGCTATAATATGCTAATAATTTATAATGTTCCTGTCCTGGATTTCCTAGATAATAATTTCTATACTCATCTTCATTAATTAGATGTGCATTATTAGAGAGATCTATTAAGTTTAATTCTGTTTCGTTTATCATTGCTTAAATTGTTGTATCATTCCGAACTCGTTAAATATAGGCATTTCTTTCCATTTATCCAACCATTTCATTACATTTTTTTGTTCTGCGTCTTTTTGTCTTTGAGATGACTGACCGTCATTTTCTTCTAATCTGTGCGAACCTCTTGCTCCAAAGTGCCATACTATAGATGAAAATGGAAGTACAAATCTTACTCCATGATTTAACATTCTTAAGAATAAATCCATATCATCCCAAGATGTTGGTGCGAATCTTGGATCGTTTCCTCCTACTTCATCCCATACAGATTTCTTTACTAAACCCGAAACTCCTTCTCCTTTTGGAATTTCAAAATAGTCATTTATTTCTTTAAACTCTTCAATCCAATTCTCTAGAGCTTGAGCTAAAAAATTATCATGATAACATCCAAAAATATCTTTATCTATTAATAGCGTACCGTATCTTTGAGGAGAATTAAACATATTAGGTTCTATTCTATATGAATTGACCCATAGGGTTTCTTCAGGATACTTTTCATGAATTTTTAGTAATTCTATATCCCAATCCTTAGTTACATAAAAATCTGAATGAAGGAAATTGATGTATTCAGTTTCTACTTTATCAGCACAAAAATTCATTCCGCCCCCAATTCCTTTAGTAGCTTCAGAGTGAGTATCTATGTAATATGTAATATTATATGTTTCTGCATTTTCAGCTAGCCATTCATTAGTACCATCTGTGCAATTTTCTGCGTGAATTATAAAAGGAGCGTCTTTATAAAAAGAGTTCTTCCTTACTGACTCTACTGCTAACTTTAAGTATGGTAGGTTATTGTAGGTAGAAATACAATGAGTTAGTGGACTAGAGTGTGTCATAATAGTTGTTTTGTTTTTCTTGTCTATCAATTGTTTTTGGATGATACAGACAATATGATTCTTCTGCTGGAAGTAGCGTGGAGGTTTTATGCCCTTGAATTACTTCATGAACTTTATTCTTCCATTTTATGCTAGGAGCATTTCTATAGATTCTCCATTGATAGTCTGGAAAGTTCACCCAGCCTTTCTCGTTTACATTCCATCTCCATTGTCGGATATGGTCGTGAGTAAGTCCTTCTACCGTATTGATTCTTGGTACAAGAAATACATCTACATCTCTATTTACTTCTAAAATATAAGGAATGTTAGCAATTAATTCTTCGCTAGGCATTTCATCAGCATCTATTTGAAAAATGTAATCTCCACTACAATTGTCAGTTAAGTTATTTTTAAATGCAGCGAAGTCATTATTTAATGCACAGCTCACAAATTTAATTTTATCTTCAAATATTAAATCATTAATATAATTTTGTACTGCTACTGTATCCATTGAAGGGTTAGTTAATTCATCTTGTTGAATTACTATTTCATCTTGATTTCTTTTAGTAGATAACATAAAAGAGACCAATTTCTTGATCTCTTCTATTTCATTACATACTGTTATCGCGTAACTAATTTTCAACTGGCTCAACTTTTTTAAGTTTAGGTAATTCAATTTTTTTCAATTGAGGTAGTTTTAGCTGAACTTGCTTTGGAAATTCAGGAAGTCTAGAATCTAAAATAGCTCCTACTTTTTCAGTCATAGCTTCAAAAGAAAAATTAGTTTTAATATGATGATAAGTCTTTCTAGATTTTTCTAAATACTTTTTATATTCTTTAAACACGTCTTTCATATATGCAGACGCTTGCCCATAATCTACAGTAAACCATTCAGATTCTAAATTTAAAACTCCTTTCCATGCAGCTGAATGATGAACTCTTGTCATAGTACCATTTAGTAACACTGACGAATCTGGTTTTAAGAAATCTAAATGACCTGACCAATTCGTAGTGATAATAGGCTTACCTGTTAATGCAGCTTCAATTAAAGGTCTACCAAATCCTTCTCCTTTTGTAAATGAAACGTGAGCTTTTACTTTAGGATGATTGTATAAATCATTAAGTTCTTTATCTGTGAAATCTCCATACGCTAAATATACATTAGGTAAATTTTTAGAGTCAATAGTGGCTTTGATAGCATTTATTTTTTCTGCTAAAACAATTTTATCAGATACTGATATCGTACCTCCTGAAGTCTTTAATACTAAGGCAGGCGCTTTAGCTTTATTTTTAAATGATTCATAAAAGGTTTTAATCATACCTCCTACATTTTTTCTATCTTCTCCTAAATCGCCTGGCAACCAATGACCTACAAATAGAAAACAAAAATCTTCAGGAATTTGATCAAAGATTTCAGCTACATTAGCTTCTGCCGTATATTTCTTTTGAAAAGTATCTAATCTAATACCTTCAAATAAAACTTCTACAGGAGTAGTTAATTTAAGTGTTTCTACAATTTGACCTGTTCTGCTATCCTTCTTATCAAAGGTAGTTCCTTCAAATACAGCTTTGGCGTGTTCAGAAGAAGCTAAAACTAAATCCATTTTGTTACAGCCTTCTAACCAAGTATGATCACATAAATTAGTTTCAATACCTGCAGTCACTCCAATGTTGTACTTTCCAACTTTTTGAAATTCATTAGGCACTGTTACTTGCATAAATATTTCTGGCTGCTGTGATAAATTACCGACTAATATTCTATCTAGAATGTCAGTGTCTAATTCTGTCAATGCATTCATTGGAGTCGCTCCCCAACGAGTGCTTACTATTTTAATATCAAACTTGTCTAATGCAATAAGAGCTCTAACTAAATCACGGGATCTTTCACCATAACCTGATCGAGTACCTACCGGAGCTTGAAATACTAATACTGGTTTACTCATAACTATATTTTTATAAATTCTGTTCGTTTTCTAGGTTTCCAATTTGCAAAACAGGTATTAACATGCTCTATAACATTGTTACCCATTGATTCAGCTGATAATCCAACTTCTGGTTTTAAGTAATGCTCTCTACCTAATTGACCTACTCGTTCTCTTTCTTCATGTGAAGTATCATACCATTCTTTAAATTTCAATCCAGTATCTTTATAAGACGCAATGTCATCGAAGATATATGGCGTAGGAATAGAACCTTGAAGAGTTCTTACTGCTGGAAAAGTAGGTTTAGCCCATTCACCACAATCTTTATATCTACCTTCTGCATTAGTTTGAAATTCATCACAATAATCATCTGCAGTTAAATAAGTACCGTCTTCTTTCTTGAATCCACATTGATCTTGAAGACCTCCTGTTACATTAACTACTATAGGAGTACCTGCCATTACAGCTTCAGCTGTTCCTAATCCAAATCCTTCATTAGAAGCAATATTAGCAGAAATGTCTGACATATTGTAAAGGAAGTTTAATTCTTTAGTTGATACTATTCTTGAAGGAGTAAACTTTACTTTATACATTGGACAAAGTTCTTTAATTACTGCAACTAAATCCGTACCTGCTTCTTCAGCTGGTTCTGTATGAAACAGCAATAAACATTTGTCTGCTTTTTCTTTTGGCAGAGAATCACAAAATTCTTTATAAGCTAATATTAAATCTGAAGTATGCTTCCTTCTAATGTTTCTAGCGTTATGGAATATAGTAAATTCAGTGCCTTCAGGAATTATATTCTTTTTATATTCTGCAAACTCATTCCATTGCTCATGAGATTCTGTAATTGGGAAGAATTGTTTGTGATTAATACCGTGTGGAGTATAAGTAATTTGCCAATCTTCATAACCAGCTCCTTTTAATACTTGTTTAACGATATTGTGAGTTTGTTTTGAAATGCACATTAACAAATCACATGATTCGTAATATGGTCGATTATACATTGGATATGGAGTATCGTCCCAAATTGTATAATACATCAATGGCATCATTTGACGCAATTCATGCTCCATTGCATATAACCAACCCCAAAATCTAGGATCTGTAAAGTGCAATACAGCATCTGGCTTTTCAAGTTGTATTAATTCTCTTAATACTTCTTGGTTTCCATAATCATTGAAACAATAAATTTTTACGCTAGCGTCTTCAACTCCTGTATGCTGTATTGTGTCAGCTGATAAATCAAATACCTTTCCAGCGTCTGGATGATTAATTCCAGCGCCTAATTGTATCCAATCAAATTCTTTTACAGAGTTTAAGACAATTTCACGGGACATAGTTGCAATTCCTGAATGCATACGTAAGTCATCCGATAGTAGTAGTATCTTTTTCTTTTTTGACATAACCTTAATTTAACCTTTATTAATTTAATATAAATATGTAATTCTTATGATTATCGATACTTTATCGACTACAATTTTTACAATATTTAGGAGGAACTGTTTTGACTTTTTTAGCCAATTTAATTGTGTATTTGTGTCCACAATCCAAACACGTAAAAGTCTTTTTAACAGGAATTTCAGAAATTTTAGATTTGATCATATATTTAATTAAGATTTTTCATTTACAATAACAACAGGCTTTGAATGTTTTTGTGCCATTGTCACGGCATGATTTGAACCTTTAGATGCTACATTAGAATCTATGAAGGCAACCATTTTATCACAATACTTTGCAATCAACTCATTTCTATGAAAGAATTGAGTAGTATGAAAAGGCTTACTATAATATGAATCTGGCATCACTGAATATAAATTCTTTACAGTATGCGCAGGATTGAATTCTCTATAATTAACTCCTAGCTCGATAGAATACTTTTTAGCATACTTATCAGCTCCTGAAGGGCAACCACCTGATATAATTTCTAATTTATCTCCAAACGTTTGTTTAAGTTTGAAAATCATATCTCTTATTTTTCTTTTATTCTCGTATTCTCTAGACCCTATAATTGCAATCTTGATTCTGTCTGGGTCTGAACTTAATGAATTCATGACTTTGTACTTGTTTATCATTTTATTCTTTTATCTTTAGGACATAAATCTTCTCTATTTGCAAACTCACACCATCTACAATTTTTTAATCCAGCTAATCCAATAGCAGGATGAACTGCAGCGTCATTATAAGAACCGTCTGCATTGAAACTAGTAGCTACAAAATTTGCAATTTCTTTTTGTAATTTATTTCTAGTAGGCTTACCTGAAGCTGGAACAAACTCTTGAACTCTTTTTTGTGGGTACATAAACCCTTCAATAAGCTTTCTTTTTACAATGAAATACTTAATATCAATTGACTCTTCATCATACCCATATTGTTTTGCAAAGTAAGACTTATACAATACCAATTGAGAAGCTTTGGTTTTATCTGCTTTCGCATATTGATTCCAACCTTTAGTACTCGTTTTAAAGTCAATAATAAGTATCTTACCAGTTGCCTTTTCACGTAATACAATATCCAAGAACCCATTCATGATAACTTTTTCATTATCTTCAGACGCTTGAGTGTAAAGTGGAATTTCAATTCCTACCAATTCATGAGTTTGATTAGAGAAGTAAGCTCCTCTATGTCTTTTAATCCAATCAAGAATTGCAAGTCCATCTAAATAAAATTCTTGCAATTCTTGCGGATTTGAAAAATGCACACCTTCTAAATTGGAAACTTCTAACATATAATTTTGAATCATTTGCTCGTGTAAGCATTCTGATAAATTAAGTCGATCTGCTTCCTTAATAGATTTAGTGAACATAATATGTAAGTACCATTGTATAGTCTCGTGAAAGGCAGTACCAAATACCATATGTATTGAAGGACCTCCTAATCGAACTCTATCTACATAATTCAATTTCCATTTCTGTGGACATGAACTCCACATTGCAAACTGACTATACGATATCGTTTTATCGCCTTCTTTCTTTTCTGGCACAACTGCTTTAAACAATTGACCTAATGCACTTACTCCCATACTTACTAATTTATTTTATAAAGATAAGTAATTCTATTGTAAGAACCTAATTATAACCCAGCAAATATTAGCAACTTTTCAGCTTCTAAAATTTCATATACTTTGTTTTTTAAGTCACTTAAATCTCCATCATTGGAAATTACATAGTCCCAATCTGTTACATGATCTAGTGCAATCTCTGAAGCGTGTTGAGCTTGTTTGCCATCTGTCTTTCTGCCTGGTCTATGCACTTTAATAGTGATTCCTTTTTGATCTTGAACAGCTTTTAATTCATTTGGAAATCTAGTGTCAGTAATAATCCAATTTGGATATACTGCAGATTCTTCCGATAATTCAGTTTCTAATGCCCCTACTAAATAATGAGTAGATTTATAATCTGACATCAAAGCATTCACCCATACATTCTCATGTAATCCGTTACGCATTGCTTCAGTGCCTAACAATTGAAGAAGATCTCGCACTGTCATTGATTGAGTAGTTTTATATCTACCAGACTGAACTTGTCTGTCCCAACATTCAGGAAGATTAGTATATTTAAAATCTTGATCTTCAAATTTTTCTTTTGGTATACCTGAAACTATTTCTGCAATTGTTTTAAGTTTACCTGCCCACTTTTGAATTTCCCATTTGTGGTATGGAGTACATTCTTGTATAATTTGTGCAACGGTATCTTTACCGCTACCTATTTTACCTGTAATTGATATTATCATTTTGCAACCTTCGGCTTTAATAAATTGTCTATTTCTTTATCTGACTTTCCATACAATTTAACTATGGAACGAATCTCTCCAACGTTAGTAGACTCCAAGAGCTCTATATATTCCGTAGCTTCTTTTTCACTCACACAGAAGTGCTGTGACAGTAATTCGACTAACTCTGTGCTGTATTTATCAGCCTTCTTACCTTTAATGTACTTATTGAATTGTCTTTGTTTAGGAAGAAACTCGTAATACAATTTATAGGTTTCTGCCGGCGATATTTGACCTATTGTATATCTTTGCAATTCATTAATTACTTCGATAAAATCCATATTCATAGACAACCATCTATTAATAATAAATGGAGTAAATGACTTTTGATCAGCTTCGCTAATAGAATGCCAAGGCTTCTTCTTATCTGTTAAGTTTGACATATGGTCAAAGATAGAAGCTGCCCCGGTTCCTGTTGATTTTGGTTTAGACACTTAAATCAAATTCTTTATTAACATTACCACACGCAGTGCACATATAAACTTCTATAGGAAGAATTCCATCTTGAGGTTGACCTGTTATAAGCTTTGAAACTTTTCTAAATTTCATTGCTTTTATAAACATATCATTATCACATTCTTCATTATCACATAAAATTGGAATTGTCTTTGTGATATCTATCTTTGGGCCTTGAGCCCCGACTGGTTGTTTTTGCATTGTATTATTATTTTTTGTTTGCTTTGAATATACCTTTTTGTATTTTATTGTTAAGGTCGATTTGTCTTTGTATATCTGCTTTTGCAATATTTGCCATTTCAATTTGAGCTTCTCCAGATACTCTAGTTAAACATACACCATCCCATGCTTCAGCAACAGCTTTTTTTAATTTAACTGGCTCTGAATCTACAACTGTTTCTTTAGTTACATTAAATTTAGAATAATCTCTTAAAGTCGGATCTGCTTGATATGTCATTAACTCTTGCAAACGCTCTGGACTTTCTAATATGTAATTTACATTAATTCCTTCTTCTGGAGTGAACATAGGCTCACGTACAGGCTCTTCTTGTTTTTTACTAAATAGATTAGTAAAAAATTTAATTAGTCGTTTCATAATATTATCTATTTTGTTCTAATTGCATAACATTTTCTCTCCAAGCTTGAGCTACCATTACTAAATCATTATTAGCTTGTGCAAACAATTGATTTTCTTCTTGAAGCTCTTTTACTCTTCTAGATAGTTCCTTATTTTCCTTTTGTAAATGTTCTGTTTTAGAATTTACAAATTCTGGCATTATGCCAGAAAGTCTTTCTAGAAACATATCTGCTGCCTCTGTAGGGGTATATCCTTTACCAATTACAATTTGACCTTCTCTATTTATTTCAAAAATTAATTCTGTTGCAGGATCTTTAAATGAAATAACAGAGGTATCTATTGGAGATGTTTTAGTGATTGGGCTGTCAATCTTCATATTCTTCCAAGGCTCAGGAAAATTCAATCTAGACATTTTTAGTAAATTTCGTTAAGTATTTTTACAAACATAGCACATACATTAATTTCTTTATCAACTGCAAAAGCATCTTGATATTGAGCTTCTGCAATGATAAGAATAATAGATGCGATGTGACCTGTCGCAAAAGAATCTAAATTATCATACAGATGTCTGTATAATGCTGTATAGTCTTTTACTTGAGAATCTGCTAACAACTGACGAATTGAAGTAAACAATTGTTTTTTATCCGGCTTCGAGGCTAACAATTCAATAACCTTGTCCATATAATTGGATGCAATTAAAGATTGCTTGTCTACTTTCAATTCGCCATTAACTACTTGACGCTGGCAGGAATTAAGTATCCTACGGATATCAGGATACCCTGCATTAATAATAGAAACCAGGTCTTCTGGCTTAAACGTAACCTTTTCAGCTTGAAGAATCTCATTAACACGAATAGCAACGTCTTTCTTTGAAGGAGGAGTAATACCAAATACTTGACAACGTGATTGAATTGGGTCAATTACTTTTTCAACATAGTTACATGTTAAAATAAATCGAGTCGTTTTCGAAAACGTTTCCATCAAATTTCGAAGAGCTGCTTGTGCATTCGGAGTCAAGTAGTCGGCTTCGTCAAGGATTACTAATTTCCATTGACGAAAGCCTATTGTGCTAGCAAAGCTTTTAATCTTTTCTCTAACAGTATCTACATTGTTTTCATCTGATGCATTGATATACATCAAATCACAATCTATATTTTTAGCAATTAATTTTGCAAGAGTAGTTTTACCTGTTCCTGCAGTTCCATAAAGGAGTAAATGCGGAACATCTCCACTTTCAAGATATATCCTTACCTTTTCTACAATTGCTTGATTACCTACGTAACCGTCTAACTGCTCTGGTCTATATTTTTCTACCCAAAGGGTATGTTCCGAATTTCCAAACATTATGATATCGTTAATTTAACTAAGAAATAAGTTGATGAATAATCAGCATTTGTAAAAGTTACTCTTGCTAATCCTTTAGATGACACTTCTAACAACCCAGTCGCATCAGCATTCGCATTTAAGATTTCCTTAAACAATTTTGCTGAAAAACAAACTGTGTCCATTGAAGCAGTCTCTACAGTGTCTGTCGAGAATACAATTCTATTTGTGTTCACACTTGAGTGGTTGATAATAATTTTAGTTTCTTCACCATTGGACTCTACACCAAAATTATCTGATTCTGGTAAAGCATTCGCTGCCTTTTTAAAGTTATTCGCGAAGTCTTTATTCAACTCAATCTTTACATCAAAGTCAGGCAATGACTTTAAATTAGGAACTTGTCTAATAACTGATAAGTCAGCTAACATATAAGTTACATTTGTGCTAGAATCTTTAAAATTCATAGAGTAAATCTTTTTGTCTACTTCCCCAAAGGTAATATCCATTTTCTCATCTACTGCACTCAACATTTTTACTAATTGAGAAGTGGCATAAACACCTAAGTCAGCATCAGAAGCTTCAAAGTTATTTAAAACTACCTCGCCAATTACATTTTGGTCTGCACTAATAAAGTTAGTACTTAATTTTTTGTCTTTCACGACTAATTTGGCACTATCTGTATTACCTGCCAAGAAGTAACGGTTAATAAAACCAATAAACTTACTTTTTTCCATTTTAATTTGTATTTAACTTAATTTAATAATTCTGATTAATATTCTTGACCATGTTGAGGTTGTTTATTTTCTTCCGGAATCGGCACTAAGGCACATTCCGTTGTCATAATCATAGATGCTACTGAAGCGGCATTTTGTAATGCAACTCTAGTTACTTTAGTTGGGTCAATAATACCAGCAGCTACCATATCTACATACTCACCTGTCTTTGCATTATACCCAAACTCTTTTTCGGACTGCATAACTTCTTTAACTACTACTGAATCTTCTACACCTGCATTGATGCAAATTTGTCTTAAAGGAGATTCAATAGCTTTTCTAATAATTTGTATACCTACAGTTTCATCTTCATTGTCACCTTTCAAAGACTCTAGAGCTTTAATAGTATTTAGCAAAGCTACTCCTCCACCTGGAACGATTCCTTCTTCAATAGCGGCTCTTGTAGCATGTAAAGCATCATCAACTCTATCTTTCTTTTCTTTCATTTCAACTTCAGACGCAGCTCCAATATAAAGAATTGCAACACCTCCAGTTAATTTTGCTAAACGATCTTGATACTTTTCTTTTTCAAAGTCTGATTTAGCTTGATCAATTTGACCTTTAATTTTAGTAACACGCTCTACAATTGCTTCTTTTTCGCCGGCTCCATCTACAATTGTACAAAAGTCTTTACCTACAATTACCTTTGCAGCTTGACCTAAATGATCTAATTCAGCATCTTCTAATTTATAACCGCCTTCTTCAAATAAAGCAGTACCTCCTGTTAAAATAGCTATGTCTTCTAACATATCTTTTCTTCTGTCTCCAAATGCAGGAGCTTTCACAGCACATACTTTTAAACCAGCTCTCACTCTGTTTACTACTAAAGTAGCTAGCGCTTCTTGATCTACATCTTCTGCAATAATTAATACAGGTCGACCTGACCCAACCGCTTTTTCTAAAATAGGAAGTAAGTCAGTCATCAAACTAATCTTTTTATCATAGATTAAGATTAATGGATTTTCCAATTCACATTCCATTTTATCTGTGTTAGTAACAAAATAAGCTGATAAGTAACCTCTGTCAAATTGTAAACCTTCAACAGTCTTCAATTCAGTTTCCATACCTTTAGCTTCTTCTACAGTAATCACTCCGTCTTTACCAACACGTTTAACTGCTTCTGCAATTAACTCTCCAATAGCTGAATCGTTATTTGCTGATATAGTAGCTACCTGGACAATTTTAGAATTGTCATCTCCTACACTAATAGAAGACTCTTTTAAAGATTCAATAACAGCATCAACTGCTTTATCGATTCCTCTTTTCAAATCAACTGGATTAACGCCAGTGCCAATAGCTTTTAAACCTGAAGTCATAATTGCTTGAGCTAATACAGTAGCCGTAGTGGTTCCGTCACCTGCTAAATCATTAGTTTTTGAAGCTACCTCTTTAACCATTTGGGCTCCCATATTTTCTAACGGGTCAGCTAATTCAATTTCCTTTGCAACTGAAACTCCGTCTTTTGTAATTACGGGACTACCAAATTTCTTTCCAATTACTACATTACGACCTTTTGGTCCTAATGTTACTTTAACCGCGTTTGCTAATTTATCAACGCCACTTTTCAAACCGTTGCGACTATCTAAATCGAAATAGATTTCTTTTGCCATAATTTAATTACTTTGTTTTTAATAGTTTTTGTTCTTTTTTAAGTTTTTTCATATCTACTGAATCAAATGCTGTATAGTCGAAGAATTCAGTTGCAACTTCTTTTGCAATATTCATTACATTCTCTCCGCCATACTTAACATAAAATTGTCTATATCTTTCATATACTGCAATTGGATCTGGAGAATTGAACATTTCTTCCATAGATCGCAATACTTGAATTAAGTCATTTGGAATAATATCAACCATAGCCTCTAAAGGACAAGTCTCAATTAATTTTTCAACATTGTCTACAGTATAGATATACATATGCAAATTGTGATATGTAGCTCGAGTTACTGCTTCTGTCGACCAATTTTTAGCAATATCATAAGTGAAATAAGGAACACCTGGATGATTAACTAAAGAAGGAAGATGTCCATGATCAGGATACCCCATATTAGAACCATCTTTTGGAAAATACAACATATTAAATACTTGATCTTTCCAATTCGGACTCCAAACCATTTGTCCAAAGATAGGATATTGACCTGGAGAAGAAGAATCTGTCGAAATAGTAATTCTGTTATCTGTATACTGATTCATCAACTTTTGTAAATAAGCTAACACGAAAAAGTCAGATACTTTCGAAATACCTAATAAGTGAATCCAAGTATTATTTTCTTTCAAAAACTCTTTCTCTTTAATCATCAAAGATAAAATGTACATGAAGTCTACTAATCTTCTAGACGATCCAATACACCAACCTCCAAATTCCAATCCTTTAACTGTATTGTACCAATGTCTAAATTCTTGCGGATTCGAACCTTGCACTACATTTAAGAAATTAGTCTTACCAGATTGTTTCTTTTCAAAGTACTTGAAGTTATCTAAACTCATATCCAAACACTCTTGGAATCTTCCTTCATAAGTAACACGAGGTGGGATATCAATATTACATGCAATATCTGAATTAGCTTCTAACCATTCAAATATTTGATCACGCAATGCCATGTCCCATTTCAAGGCTCCTGTTGCAATTTGGAATCCACCAGAGTCTCCAAATACTAAAGTATCTTGCAAGCCCCACTTTTGTCGGATATCTTCTTTTTTGTATAAGTGACCTGCTGTCATAAGGAAATACTTATAACGCCACTCTTCAGGCACTCTATCATCCCAAAATCTATATGGAACTCCTGGAGCTACCTCTGCGTCTTTAGTCAAAGGCGATGCATAAGCTCCACTCGATAGAGACGGGAAATAAACTAACTTTTTTTCTTTCATATTCTAAATATATAATTTTCAATTGGAATTTCCAAATATTTGCTCAATTATTTTTTCTGAGTCGTAATGTGTTTCAAATAAATGTTCTAACTGGTTATTAATTAATGGTACATACATTGTATAATTGTCTGTCAAATCTTTAATCTTTGAAGTCAAATCAGGCGCGTATTTACTATAATTAAAAATTGTTTCTGTCCATTCTGGAGGATATCTAAACTCCATTGGAACAAAATCTCTTAATCCTTCTAAATCCGGAACTAGCGGTATAGTGCCTAACAATAGACATTCATAAATTTCAGCTCCTATATTAGGATAGTCATATGGTAAAAATGCAACTTTTGATTTTTGAATTTGAGTCAAAAGCTGATGTCTTTCCAAAGGACTTTTTTCTTGAGCAAATATAATTTGCATATTCTTAAACACTCTTACAAAGTCGTACATAATTTGTTCTTGAAGTGGAGTATATGAATTCCACGGAAAGATTATCATGTCCTGCTTATAATGTTTATTTTTGTACAAAGCCATTTCCAATTCTAAATAATCTAATGGAAATGCAATTACTCCTAACCTATCGGGAAATACAAACTTAGATACATAAATTCTAAACTGCTCTTTGAAATACTCTGAAATAAAAAATGATTTATCTAAACATCTAAAAGATGCTCTTTCAAATACCTTTCTCCAATCTCTATTTCCTATCGGTCTAAATTCTTTGTCATCATTAATAAAACATCCTCTTGACCACATTCCAATTGTCTCAACTGGTATATTATAATACTCTGACCAATGTTTAATGTAAGTTGCTGAAGAGCCCCATGCATTAGGAAATATAAATTTGTCATCAGTTTGAATAGCTTTAGTTTTAAATAACTCTTTAATATCAGATAAACTGGATATATCCTTAATCGTATAAGTGTCTAATTTATTAGCTTCTATATATCCTTGAAGTATAGAGGCTAAATGAGTCTCCCACGAATTAGGCTCAGTTACTAAATTATCTGATATCACATAAATGGTTATCATAAACCTTCTACTATAGCACCATTCTCTTCATCTTCCCAAACTTCAACCCATTTACAATCAAATTGATTGAAAAGTTCTCTTCCTAACATTTCACAGGACATTGAACCAAATTCATGAGTTCGAGTTGTCGCGTCATAATACTTATCTGAAAGATATGCTAATATATCTCTCTTAAACATTATAAATTCTACATCTCTATCATCATGATATACTTTTTTACATACTTTAAAGTGAAACATATGTCTATGTCTATCAGATAAAAAAGCTACCTCTGGAAATAATTCTTTAGCAGCAGGGAAATTGTGGCAAGCGTCTATAGACAATTTTACTATTACAGCTGTCGTTGTTTTCATAATTTAATTTTAGAAGCTGAAAAAATCAGCCATATTATCATTTTTAGGAATTCTACCATAACTCAAAGCATCGTAAAATCCTTGAAGCTTATTTTCTAAAGACGCAGTGAATATTCTATCATAGTCTATATACTGAGTTATAAATTTAAGTATTTCTTCTGGATCATCAAATCCTTTTACAGCACAAGTATCTAATCCAAAAGGATTATTTTTCAAATAAGTCCACTTAATCTTTTCGCCATCTATAATTGGCTGTGATAAAGTAATTTTATAGTAAGTCATTAAATCATTATAATTCAAAGCTGACTTTGCGTGTATTGGAGTTCCTTTAACTCTATCTCCAAACATTTGACCTTTGGCTTTTTTAGTCTTGTATTTTTTCAATTCCTTTACTCCTGTCGGGAACATGATATCAAACATAGGCTTTTGCTTCATTTCTTCTCGAAATGCTAACACCTTATCATCAATTTTCTTTTGAGGAGATATATTTAAGATGTCAATTAAAATACCAGACATAAATTCTCTAAATGCTTTTGGGAAATTCGATCTTACAACATCCATTCCTTTTACATCTAGTTTCCATTCTTTAGCTCCATTAGTCATTTCAGAGATTAGAACTCCTTTCTCTGATATAATTTTTTGTGCATAACGTTTCTTGGCAATCCATAATCCGGACTCTGCTACATATTCTTGTTTAATAGATAAGAAGTGTTTATTAGAGTTTAAGATATTTAAACAAAATGCATCCCAAGACTCATTAATATACTTTTCAACTACCTGAGAAGTTTTATAAGTTACATCAATCTTTTCTTGTTTAGTTAATTCTTTACCCATTTTCGATTCCATTAAATCAATTATAGGTTTAGCAGAGAAGTAATTTGAATCCGTATCCACATAAATTACATACTCTTTATCAACTCCAGTTTGTTTAGTAAACCATTCATTACCTTTGAACATCGCGTGCTTGATAACCTGCTGTCCCGTTAGTGTAATAGACTCTGCGTTATCCAAATCATGGAATCTAAAACCGGGAGCTCCTAATGCACCATACAAAGAGTTATTTACAATTTTCATTGTATGCTGTCTAGAGTCAAAGAATTTAGACATTTCAGCGTCTCCTTCTTTACCATATTTTTTAGCAAGAGCTCTATACTCTTCTCTTTCATTCATCCAAGTTTCAAGAATAGAAGGAATCAATCCATTTCTAGAATAATCATACACTACTCCAATTGAAGATACTGTAAATTTATTCTCAACTAAATAATCTCTAAATTCATTTATTGGAATTAGCGAATGTCTTGCACCTGCTTTAATTTTTGCACTTGTAGTGTCATTTGTGTTATTCCAAAAAGACTCTTTTACTGAATCCCAATTTTCAATTCTACCTACTTTAGTCTCTGGAGATATGTTTAAAGTTCTAATAATAGAAGGATATAGAGACGCCATATCTTCGTCAAATACCCATTCATACACACCTGGAATTGGATCTTTCACATAAGCTCCTGCAAAGTCATTTTCAGTACCATCCTCATCTTCAGTAACCTTTGAATGGTCTTTTAGCTTTCTATCTGGAGCAACTATTCCTAATCGCTTCATATAAGTCACGCAGGCTCCATCTAGATATCTTGTAGTGAAATAAACATCTTCATAAGGCACGTGACCTTTGTGACAGATACCTCGGGCCAAAGATAAAAACTTAAGCTTCTCATCTAACTCTAAAACTAAAGTAACGTCATTTACGTTATACTCTACAAACTTTTCAGGATCTGTTTTATATAAATGATCTAGGTTTCCTTCATATTCAATCTTACCTTTACCTAATTCCTTTTTACAAATATTGTCTAGAGAATATGAAGACTCTTCCGAGTAAGTAAATAGTTTATACAATGCCATGTAATCTAAACAAGACACTCCCATTATTCTATATCTATTTCTATGAGGAAGATAAATTACTTCATTAATAGGAGATAAAGTATTTGCATATTCCTTTCCAGCTACTTGTGAAATTCTATTATACAAATATGGAATATCAAAATAATCAATGTTCCATCCTGTTATAATAGTTGGATTGATTTCCATATAATAAGTAAGAAATTTAGATATAAGTTCGTATTCTGTCTGAACTACTTCTAAAATCAAATCTTTATCTGTATATGGTTTCAAAGTCCTGTCTTTGTCTACAATAATTGCTACAGATTGCTTTGCAGTTCTATCATGAAATGCGATTGAAGTCATTGGTTGCCAAGCTTCTTCTGCTGAAGAAAATCCACCTTCTGTCGAGACTTCAATATCGATAAACATCTCTCTGTGACCTGTGGAAGGATCATCCGTTTCGAAATATAAATCAATTAGCGTTCTTGTTTCTGGGTTGATGTCAGATTCATAAATTTGACCTCTTTGTAAATCAGAGTCGTCCCATTTAGTTACCTTTTCTAATTTAGAGCCATCAAGTGCTACAAACTTTCCATGAGCAGACTTTTTATAAGCATACTTCTTGAATGGAAATTGCATATGACCTTTTTTGTCATCCCATACGTGAATTAAATTCTTATTCTTTTGATATGCTATATTTTGATATGCCATAACTTATTTAATACGTTTAAATTTTTTTACATTTGGAACTTTTCATATGAACTTTAATATGTGTATGCGGTATACTACGTCCACAATGATCACATATAACATCATGCTTTGCTTCTTGTCTTCCTTTTAACAAAGCTGCTTTATTAGATTCACTCATCGGTCTGCACAAATGTTTATAATTATATTTACCAGCCTCATGTGCCTTTTTTAAGCTTTCTGATTGTGTTGGTCTAGGGCCGGAAGCGTGACCAATCTTTCCCATTTGTGCTTTTGACTTTTTATCCTTCCATTCTATCATTTGTTCTTCTGAATATCCTTTACGTGTATTACCACCTTTGCCACCTTCTGCTAAATTATAGCCGTTTGATACTGCATTTAATTTGTCAATCCAATACATTTCTTTAATATCTAACACTTCTATCAGACATTCTTCTAAAATTTCTTTAAGAAAATTTTCTCTACCATATTTTTTAATAGCTTTTTTTAATAGTAATCCAGATCCTAGGTATCGATCGTTATTATTTTGATCTTTTCCTACATAAAATTTACCATTAATTAGATTCGTTGTCTTGTAAATTATTCCTTTTTTCATAATACTTTTTCATTGAAGCGTTATTTAATCTTTCCTTGTTTCGTTCATAGAAATTTTTAGCATACTGTTTTCTAGCTTCAGCTAATTCTTCAGGTGTATTATATTTCTTTTTGCGTCCCATTGTCTAATATAAATATATACTTTATAGAAAAAATCTTATAGAATTTAGTTATTTTTAGTTTGATCTTCTTTTATGATGTCAATCATCGTTTGTGCATTGTTATCCCATTTTTCTGTCCAAGACATTGGAACTACTAAGCCGCCCTCATTAAATTTCGTTTCAATTTCATCTACTGAATTATAAACATTTTTAGCCGGAACCATTTCAGGGCAACATGCTCTATTTGGAACTAAAATTTCACAACCGAAATAAATTGCTTCTTGAATAGTGTAACCAAACGTTTCTTGATATGCTGTCGACAAGTACCATTTTGCTCTTCTCATTAAATCAAAGTACTCTGCTTTCGTTAATGAATGTCTATACTCAATATTTTTAGGAAGTTTACCTAAATCTTTTGCTGGGCCTGAAGAAGTGATAATAATTTTCTTGTCTGTGAATTTTGCAAACTCAATTAATTCAGCAATTCCTTTTTCTTTGGAAAATCTATGTGGCCAAATAACAAAATCTTCTTTATCTCCGTCGTTTGGAAATTGCTTCATGTATTCCAAGTCCCATACCAATCCTGTCGTGTACACAGTTGCTGGGTTCAAATTAAAATGTTTACATACATTTTCTTTATGGTCATCACTGCCTACAAAAATTCCATCACAGATAAAGTGATATCCTGCTTCTGAAGCATCTGCCCAATATGATAATTGCTGTACAAAGTCTGTCTTATCAGCTCTACCTGCATAATTAATTCCATACACTTTTACATCCATACCTTGAAGTTCGGACATATATTTAATCATTTCAATTCCTGGGAAGAATATATCTCCGATTAAAAATGCATCTCCATTTTCTACTTTGCCTTCATTAAATAAATCTGCAATCATTTGAAGTTGGGCTGCTTTGAATTTACATGTATTGACAATGTCTAGAAATTGACCTCTTTTAATTTCAGTATCAATTTCAATTTTAGGATATAAAGAGATATCTACTTTTGGATAGATAGCTGCATTCATCATACCTGTATACCTTTGTGGTAATTCTTCTAAAGGAAGATAAATAATTTTACTCATAAACTTAATTTTTATTTAATATAAGGATTCCTATTGAAAAAAACTAGATAAAGCATCTGAAGGATTTTCAATTTCTTTATGTTCTAAATTTCCATTGTCGTCTGGAATTCCTAAATATGTTTCGTGATTTGTTTGTTTAATTTGATACCAACCTAAATTTACATAAATGGTTTCAATATCTGAAGTTAGATACATCACTCCTTTGGAATTTTCTGTTTGAAAATATTTAGCGAGATCTACCCAAGTTCCTTTATTCTCTTGTAGATAAGTGTATAATCTATTTCGTGGCTCTTTACCTTTACCCATTATTGGGCCATCTAGCAAACCTAACAAAGATTGTTCATAAGAGTTTTGATAATCTGCAAACTCTTTTAAAATTACATCTTCCTCAATAGGCTTTGCATTATAAGAAGCAAATACAGTCTCTGCTACATTTTTAGAATCAGCTACAATGAAATTTGAAAATCCTTTGAAGTTGTAATGCCAATCAAATTTGTCTAACACAATGGTAGGCATATATCTTAATGCTTCTAACACTGCTATTCCAAATGATTCATTTTTATATGGCATAAATGCTACTTTTGACTTTTGAATTATTTGAGCTTTTTCTTCACCTACTACATCAGCTACAATTTCATAATTGGTATGACCTATAGAAGCAAAGTCAGCTTCAAACTTTTTAACGTGTGCTTGACGCGTCATTACATTAGCCTTCAATTCAATGCCAAACTTCTCTTTTATGTCTGCCAGACACTTGATATAAGCGGCCGGATTCTTACGGTCTTCATGACGTCCTATATAAAGTAACCCGTCTCTCTCTTTGATATTTACAGCGTTCGCATCTGTTAATGGATAAAGCTGTACATAAAGATTAGGATTTGGAAATGGAAGTAAAGGAAGTATCTTTTCTTTATTTTGTTCAGTCTGAATTAATGTTGTAATTGGAAAGTACATCATTTGCTCTATTAAATTATAATAGCAGTCTTTGAATACGCCAGCTCCTAATTCAGGGTTGATAGAAGCACATTCATGAGCATATGAAGTTACGTGTATATGTTTATAAAGTTCCATTTGATAACATACAAAAGCTGATTCTGTATCATTACAAATTATTAAATCATATACATTAGTTGCCAATGCTTTGGTAATTGCAGATCGAAAGTTAATTGCTTTTTCAAAATTAAAGCTATCTGCAAATTGAAACAAATTAGAATGTTTTGAATATGCTAATCTGTCTTGTTTGTCTGGAAATATAAAATTAATAGGATAGTCCTTTAAGAAGTTATCATCAGGTTCCCCGTCAGATAAGACATCTATAAAGTGACCATTCTCTAGAAATGTGTCTATAGCTCCTTTCATGAAAATTCCGTGCCCTGAAGAGGGACGGAAGTTCATTTTGTTAATTATAAATAAAACTCTTTTCATAAATTAATTAGGCCAGTCTCTTGTTATTATTATCCTTTAATTACTTGTTTGGCACCTAAGGTACCTGTTAATTTCTGTTCTAACTTATCTACTCGAGAGTCAATAGTACTATAAATTTCACTAATTTCATTACTAATTGTCCTATCGATTCCGTCAGCTCGGTTACTTAAATCTCGATGAGCTTCTTCAAGATTTTTATTTAAGTCTCTGTGCAACTCGTCGCACATTTTGTTAGTTCTATCAATCTCTCGATCTATTCGCAGATTGTTTTGTATATCTCTTTCAGATATTTCCTTATAAGCACCTTCAATTGAATTTTCATGTCCTTTTGAATCATCTTCTAATTTTGATACTCTTTTAGCTAATCCAGACACAAACACAATACTTAAAATTAAAAGCACTGCACCTACCCCTGAAAGAAAATAAATTGTTTCCATATTGTTTAAATTATTAATGAGACTGGCCGTCAATTAATTATTTTTTAAGTGTATCAACGAATCTATAAAATTCGTTTCTTGCTGCAGGGTCTTCTAAAAAGGCACCTGACATTTTTGAAGTCATCATTGTCGAGTCATGTCTTACTCCTCTAACACAGGCACACATATGGTTCGCTGCTATCATAACAGAAACACCTTTATTACCTTGACAAACTTCATTGATATAATCGTGAATTTGCATAGTTAAGTTTTCTTGCACCTGAGGTCTTCGAGCAAAGTACTCTACAATTCTATTTAATTTTGACAATCCTATTACTTTACCATCTGCTGAAGGAATATAAGCTACATGTGCATATCCTACAAAAGGCAAATGGTGATGTGAGCAAAATGATTTAACATCAATATTTCCTTGAAACACTACTCCGTCATAACCATCTAAATTGTCAAATGCTGTAATTCTAGGAGCATCTGCATAACATCCTTGAGCTAAATCATTAACAAACGCTTTTGCTACTCTTCTAGGAGTATCTGAAGAGTTTGGGTCATTCTCCCAATCAATTCCTAACGCTGTCATGTATTTGCCATAATGCTCAGCAGCATGCTCAATCATTGCTAATTTTTCTTCTTCTGTTCTAGGACTAGAAGAATTTGCATATTTCAATAGCTCTTTCATATTACAAAGGCAATTCGATTTGAGTGTCGTCTTTTAAAATTCCTAACAACTCAGACTCTCTATATAATTGATATTCTTCATTACCTAACTTCATTTTCTGAGCTTGTCCATAGGGAGGTAATACTACCTCTTCGCCTATTTTAACTGACATAGGAATAAGCGAACCATTTTGAGTATATAACCCAGGGCCTACTGCTACTACCTTACCCATTTTTACATCCTCTGAAGATACAGTTTCAGGAATAATGATTCCAGAA